TCAATTTACTCGCGAGAAGTCGGGCGTCCATGCCGGCGCGGCCGGCGGTGGGTTGGGATCAGCGATGGTCGGTGAGACCATGCCCAGCTTCATGCGGGCATACATCCGGCCAACCAGAGGACGCTTGCCGCGACTTTCGATAAAAACCCATTGGCGATCAACCAGCCAACGTCGCTGGTAGGCCCGGGCCTTGTAACCGGTGAGGTCCGCCAGCTCTTCGTCCGAGAGAATTTCATTTTCCATAGCAATGCTCCATGCCGCACGTGGCGGCAGAAGGTGGGAAGGGGTTAGGCGGTGGCTTTGGTGGCCAGCTCGCAGTCAGCGGCCAGTTTCAGAAGGTTGCGGGTGGTCGGTCTGAAGCTTCCGGTGTCGGGATAGCATTCAAACTCATGACCTTCCGGGAAGGATTCGAACGGTCCATGCCAAGGCCAATTGCTTTTCCAATCCGCCCATACGGTGTATGCGTCCTGACCTTCACCCCAGTAGTCGGTGCCGCCGCCGACACTCCATACGTGGCTAACGCGGGTGCGCTGCTTGTACGCAAGCTCGCTCGGCTCGTCTTTGTCGATCCAGACGCCAACGAATACCGATGGGGCAATTTCTACCAGGCGCTTGCTGAGCTTTTTCTCGATGCGGGCTTTCATCGCCGTGGCCCCGTGTAGATGAGCCAGGCCATGTAGGCGAGGGCGGGGAGGATCATGGCGTCACCTGTGATTTCAGATGAGCCAGCGCGAAAACAATCCCTCGGCAGTAGCCATCTTCCCCTTCCCAAACATCGAACGTGGCATGCGGGATATCGGTTTCGTATGTCCAACTGAACCCGTTCTGATCCCAAATAGCCTGGATGGACTCGGCACTCGCTCTGCGTTTTACGAAATCAGCGATCGCTTCATCGTCGTCATCATCAATCTGCGATCTATCCAGCAGGCCTTTGGCATCTATCCAAGCAGTGCCGCCGTTGTAGCAGCCGAACTCATCACGTATGGCGCCTTCGAATTCCATCAGATCATCGCTGGCGCCGAAGACGATCACGAGGCCGGCAGCTTTGGCCGCGATCTGGTCTTTGGCGATGGCGCGGTGCGCTGGGTACTGAATTCCGTTCAGTTGTGCTGCGAGCTGATCTCTAGGCATGACTGTTCCTTTGCCGCTATAGCGGCTGACTTTGAAGGGGTGTTTGTGGGGTAAAACGCGTTTGTATCAGAACATTTGAATCATTTGCTTTGGCCGTGCTCTACCGCCTGAGAGACAGCTGTTTCTCGATGGCGGTGAACTCCGCCCAGGTATTTGCAATGACATCGTTTGAAGAGTTTCGAATCAAATCCCATGGGCTGCTCATCGAGCTGGATGCAGCTACTACGGTAATGATGGCTCTTGTCTCATCGAGGCGTAATTCCGGACCTGAGTGGGATGTAGCGACAAAACGGCATCAAGAGGCCTATCAGCATTGGAATGTATTTCTCAATCTTCCAACCGGTCCTAAAAAACCTCCGGCCGATGGTTGACCGGCTATTTGAAAGTTACTATTTGCCTATCAATGGAGAGCTCATATGAGTCAGCGAGCAAACCTTTTGGCAAAAGCGTTAGCTGTGCACCAATCTTATGGGGAAGCCACAGACACGCTCGCTAGATTGCAGCGTCAAAACATGGCAGATGGGCCTGAATGGGTTGATGCATTTGACCGTCAGCAACAGGCATTAGAGACGTGGTCTAAGTTGTCACGAGCATTTGAATACTTCCGTGCTAGTGACTGATCCTTCATTCATTCCGGGCGCTTGTGATTTTGCCATGGGCGATCTCAAATCGACCCAGTGATAAGGCCAGATGAATTATTCGCTGTGCCCGCAGTCATTAACTTGAGGCGCAATTGTTCCTCAATGACGGTGAGCTCCGCTCAAGGATAAAGACCATGGCATCTATCGACGACTTCAGGGTCAAATCAAACGAGCTCCTGTTAGAGCTCGACGCGGCTACCATGGCAATGATGACGCTGGTGTCATCCAAATGCGTTTCAGGTCCCGACTGGGATGTGGCTACCAAAAGACAATGCGACGCTAATGCACGTTGGGACGCCTTTATAAATGTCCCCAGCGGGGTGGGTTCCGGTGACTCCCCGCTTGCCCTGTGACCGTTTAAAAGCCGTTCAATGTTGCTCTGTAGGCTCGCTTTAAAGCGGCGAGAATCAATGCGGGGAGCAGATATTTTTGGCCAGCATTGACGCTGGTTTTTGCTATTTGACGCAGTCACTTGAGAGTGATGTCAGAATAGCCTGATAGGCACATAGGCTCTATTCAGTGCCAGACCTATGACAGGCGCGCGCCCCAATGAGCAACTCAGATGATTTCCGCTTCCAGTCCCACCACCTTTTGCTTGAACTCGATGCTGCTACCAACCACATGATGATGTTGATATCAGCACGACAAGCTGCAGGTTATGCGTGGGATGAAGCTGCCAAGCGTCAAAAGCTGGCTTACGAAGCGTGGGCAGTTTTTTTATACGCCCCTCAAACTGATCCGATGCCATCCCTCGACGGTCGAGCAGCAGGTAGCTTCGGTCCGCTTGCAGACTGACGAATCTCCATCCATATCAGATCATGGGCATTCACAACCGTCATGCCGAGGCGTTCAGCGATCAGCACTTCGAGGCGGGCGCCCTTTGAGGTGGGCCAACCTGGCAGCCTGGCCACGGTGTCGCAGTCCATCAGGGCGGCGATGTCGCGGCGCATGCAGTCGTTCCAGGACCCGCCGTCAGGGTTGACCTCGGCGGGGTTGGTGACGGCGTGGCCAGCATCGCGCAGCTTGGCGGTCATTGCTGCGAAGGCGGGGAAGTTGAGGCCGGGCAGTCCGGTCATTGGCCCGCTGAGGTAGATGCGCTTCATGCGGCCACCTGCTGCTCATGACGCAGGGCTTCCTGCACCGCCTCGACGACACGGTGTAGGTACGTGAACTCGTGGTTGGGTTCGTTGGCTTTGTCCTGCAACGTGTAGTGCCATTCGTCACCGAACAGCTCGGCCAGGATCTTGTTGTGGTGCCAGCACTCGTTGGGTGTCTCGATACTGCTCAACGACTCGCAGTCGTTCCACAGTTCCCGGGCCTCTGACTTTGACAGCTCGCCGAGTTCCCAATCACGTCGCCCGGTCTGTTGCCGGCGGCGCTGGAGAATGCACAGACGAGCCAGTTGCTCTAGGGCATCGCCACTGAACTTGGTCGAACTGATACCGCGGTCCAGGCAATTGAGCACGTACTCGGCGTGGCAGTTGATAACGAACTGAGCCAAGGTGCGCTGACCCATGCCGCCCCAATAGGCGTTCCAACTCTTGTCCCAGCAGTTGATGGTGATCTTGCCTTGGCCGGACCAGTACAGCGGGTCCTGCTCGGTAGGGCAGTCGCGCCGCCCGAAGTCCTCGAGGAACACGGTGATCGGGTCGAGCCTTGGCGCGCCGGTGATGACCAGCTTCGTCACGGTCGAGCGCTCAACCTTCAGCGGCTCAGCGATTTTGTTTTCTGTGGGCATGGGGCGTCCTATGCCGGGTCATGCCCGGGCGGCTGGCGTGAAGTGACTTTGTGGGCTATTGGTTGATGATCCGGCATGAGGTCGGACCAAGGAGTAGCGCATGAGTGAAGGTTGGCCTCCCTATATCCACGTCTATCGAGAAGAAAACCTACTGATCTCATTTTCGGTGAGGGGGAATTACCAGAGGATTTTCATCTCTCCTGACCAGCAGCCCGATAGGCCCGCTGATAGTCAGCTGGTCGTGTACGATGTGATTTTTGGAAGCTGGCCGACGTATGAGGAGGCGCTTAACTCCGGTATTAAGGCAGCCGAGAAGTTCGTCGACGATCACTGGGCGACTTAGGCTGCCTGGCTTTCCTGCTTCGGCGGCCATTCCGCAAAGCCAACTTTTGGCGCCTTCGTTTTCGGGTTGATGATCGGCTTGCCCTTGGCGTCAGTCAGTACTGCCTTTGACCTGATCCGCATATCGCGGCATTGAAGCGTCTTGCGGGCCAGCTCGATGAACTGCTCGGCGTACTGAGGCGCATCAAACAGAGGGGAGAGCTGGCGCACCGTACCCCCCCATTATTTGCTCGGTCTTCTTCTCGACCAGAGCCAGCCATTCAACCAGAGGAATTTGCTCGACGCCGCCTGGTGCCTGAAGATTCTTGCGGGTCCCTTTTATGCGCTTCTTGGCTTCGGCGAAGGCGACTGGGCGGGTCATGCCAAACACTGCAAATGTGCTCATGGGTTATCTCCAGGCAGACGCCTGCCTCGCCGGCTGGCGTGATTCGTTAAGTAAATTGAGTAGAACTGACGGAAGGTGTCAGTGGCCAAAGCTGTGAAATTGGTGTTTGATAGCGATGGCGTTTTGATGCCTAACCAGCGGGAGTAACAATATGAGTGAGACTATTGATCACAATACTGGGCGCCCAATTGATGCCGGCGTAGTGGCCATCGGTGTCGGTGCATTGGGTGCAGCTGCTCATTTACTGAATCAAGTAGCACAGCACAAAGAGATGCTAGGTTCAGCCGGGTCGGTAGTGGTTGGAGCAGTCACGTCCAATCCGAAGGTTGTCTTGGGAGTCGCCGCCGCTGTAGGTGCCGGCTACTGTATTTATCGCCTCACTCAAAGTGGAACCAATTTTGAGTTTGGCAAACTCAAATACTCAAGGAAGTAACGCCACTTATACGGATGAACGACGTTCAAGAAGAATGTCCATCTGCGACGCGCCGTCGAGCCATGCTGCCGCGACTCGTCGTTCGGCCATTGCGGCATAGTCCGGGTTTAGCTCGCAGAGGATCGACTTGCGACCTTCCTGCATCGCGACCACCGCTGTGGTACCAGCTCCTCCGAATGGGTCGAGCACGATTCCTCCGCGTGGTGCGCCGGCCAAGATGCATGGCCGAATCAGGTCGGGCGGGAAGGTGGCGAAGTGGGCACCTTTGAAGCTGTGCGTCGGTACCGACCAGACGCTGCGTTTGTTTCGCTCGCTCGGCATCACCGCAAGGGCTGAGTTCATCGACTCGTTGTCTTTGATTCGCCCCCGATCGCGCTCTTCGCCGTCGGTGCCATGACCCCAGCCAACCCCATTCGATTTCCTGGCCACTGCTTTCATGTTGCCGTTGCTCTTCGCCCCGCCGTTGGCCCGCTCACTGCCGATCTGCGCAAGAACATCCTGCGAGAGCCGGTTGTGTGTGTTCGGTGAGCAGGGTTCGAGGATCGCGCACTGGTCGAAGTAGTACTTCTGTGACTTGCTCAACAGGAAGATGTATTCGTGGGACTTGGTGCACCTGTCCCGGACGCTCTCCGGCATTGGATTGGTTTGTGCCAGATGATGTCTTGGCGCAGATACCAGCCATCATCCTGGAGCGCGAAGGCCAGACGCCACGGCATGCCCATCATGTCCTTTACCTTGATCCCATCCGTCAGCGGCGCGCGATCTGGTGAGACGGCAGCTCGATCGCGGCGAAACGACAGATTGCCGGTGGAGCGCGCTGCGTAGCTGTCGCCCATGTTCACCCAGGCCGTGCCGTCGTCGCGGAGAACTCGACGCACTTCGCGGAACACTTCAACAAGGCGGGCAATGAACTCAGCTGGTGTTTGCTCCAGGCCTATTTGCCCGTCGACGCCGTAATCCCGCAACCCAAAGTAGGGCGGGCTGGTCACGCAGCACTGCACTGACTGGTCGGGCAGGGTCCGCATCATGTCGATGCAGTCGCCGACCAGTATCTGGTGGGAAGGGGTCATAAGTAATTTCCAGTCAGGCGCCGCCCTCCGTGACCGGATGCGCAGCGTGGGTAGTGTTTATTTCGGAATGTCGATCTCGTCGTCAGGCTCTGGTGGATCGTCGACGAGCGACTTCAATCCGGCCTCTATCAAAATGCGCGACACCTTTTCGCTAACGACAAAAGGTGTCGTGACACACTTGAGCATATGCGCCGCCGTTTCGAAGTCGGCGGCGATCACATTGCGCAGCAGGTTCTGATACACCTCCTGCTGGTTGTTGAAGCCATGCTCCTTCATCAGCCGCTTGAGGTCGGGCATGAACACGCCAGCTACCTCAACAGTGAATCGGCCGATTCCCTTCTTGGCATCTTCGGCGGCCTTCTTCTCGCGCTTCTTGCGCTGCTTGATGGCTTCCGCTGTTGGCTGCGGTTCTTCCGTCGGCAGCTGTAGTTCTTCGGCCATGGCCTACCTCTTCAATTCCGTGGGCCGGTAGATCCAGCCAGGTTTGTCGTTTGCGTTGCTGGACGCGGAACCGTCTCATGCCGCTGCCTTGACCTGACTCCAAGCCCCGACCGCTTCAAAAATCCGCGCTGCGTGAGCCTCGTCGAGCGATAGCGATTCAGGAATAGCTATCCAGCCAGAAGCCACCATCTGGCTTTGATTGGCTGAGTCGCGCAGCTTCTTGTAGCAATGCTCGATCACGTCTTCCAGGTGGTCGGAGAGATAGACTCCGTCCGGCGCCACCTCGATCGACTTGCTGTAGCGGTCGCCGCGAGCATCAATGCAGAGAGCGCTGAGGTAGATCGTCCAGCGGTGAGGGATCCCGCACACTGTTTGGCCAATCTTCCCTGGTGCGATGTTCTTCAGCGACTTGTAATTGATCATGCCCTGGTGCCCGCTGGGATCGATGTTCACCACCGCGACATGGTTGGTGGCCAGCAGCGAACGACACGATCGGTCGATGCGGGCCTTGAGGTTGTGCGGCTTGCGTTTGCTCATAATGCCTCCGCGAGTTTCCGCAGTGCCTTGCGCTCAGCTGCACTGATGGCGGGCCGGCGGCGCTTGAGGATGGTTCCGGGGTCGATATTTTTGGAACGCTCAGCCGGCGGTGGGTTGATTTGAGCAGCCTCCGATCGTGAGAAACGCCCGCCCGCGGCCATGTGCTGTTCGACCTGGCTGAAAAGCTCCAGCGCTTTCTCGCGCCGGAACGCGATGTCGTATTTCAGGTTGCTGATCATGCCGCCACCTTTACCAGCCTCACGCCGGCCATGCTGAACTTGGAACCCTGGTCCGCGACAAGCGCGTCGAGCGCTTCCCAGTTGACGGACAGAACCGAAAGAGGGGCTTGGCCGTAAGCCACGGCCTTGACCAGCGCCTCAAGATCGAAGACTTCAGCCTGCAAATTCGCAGGCTGGGTGACTGGCGCTGTCACCGGTTTGGATGCAGTCTGATGAGCTGCGGCAGCAACTCTTATTGGTGCTGGTGTCACAGCAGGTGCGGCTGTCACTACCGGCGCAGGTTCCACAACAACCGCGGCGGCCTGCTTCGCCTTGTCCTCGTCGGCGATCCGCTGCAGCTCTTCCTGACGAATCCGCTTGCGAGTGGCTTCGGCTTTCTCTTCCTCGGCCTTCTCATGTTCCGAGATCCGAAATTTGATCAACGTCACCAGGTCGTCATTGGCTTTTGTCACCAACTGCTGGATGTCGCTGAACAGGAATGCGTGATCGGCGGCCAGTTCGGCAAGGCTGGTCAGGTTCAAGCGAATGCAGTCGGCAGCTTGGCTGGCATCGATCTTCGCCCGGGCCAGTTCGGTATCAACAGCATCTTGCAAGCTGGCAATGGTGCGTTTGTTCTTCATGGCGCCAACGAAATCTGCGGCCACCGCTGGCAGCACGACCTTGCCCAGCGTCTTGTTGATTGCAGCCACGTGATCAGTCAGAGACTGTTCGGCCTTCTGCTTGATGTTGGTTTTGACCAGCAATTCCTGCGCCTTCACCAGCTTGTCGACTTTCAGGCGAGTTTCGCGGGCATGTGCTGATACCCGATCCAGAGACGAGAACAGTTCGTCAATGGTTGCGGTTTGCGACAGTGCTTGCTTCTTCGCGGCTGCGACAGCCTCTTCGACATCGCCGCACCACTTCAGGGCCTTCTTGGCGTCCGCGAAGTCCTGGTCCGTTTGCAGCGTGGTTTTCACCGAGTCGATGACCGCCAGTGCTGATTGCTCGAACAGCTTGAGGTTGCTCGCGGTAACCATGCCGGTGAGTTCGATACGCAGCGCTGGCAGTTCGTCGGGCGCCTTGCCGACGACGATCGAAGGGGCATCAGCCACTACATGGACGCCGAGGTCCGCTTCGAACTGCTTCCAGCCTTCGATCAACTGTTCGGCGCGGCCAGCGACCGGACGGTATTCCATGCTGACGAAGTTCTCGGCGGTGCCGTCTGAGCAAACGAAGATCACTCGCTCGGCGCCGCTGACCAGCAGCTGTTGCTCAAGTTGCCAGTAATAGTGCGGGGCCAGGTCTTCAGCCTTCACCTGGGCTACCAGCGATTCGTTCCAGAGCTTGTGCTCGAACAGTGTCTCGCCGAGCATCGTCGCGCCGTCCATCGAGGCCAGCAGGTTGCCCAGCGTGCCAACAACCGGATACAGCTCTTCGCCAATCATCACTTCGACCAGCGGGCGGGCCGCCGCTTCAGTGGCGTGGCCTTTGTCGAAGATGAACTGCTGCGACGGAGTCACGTCAGGGGAGATGCCGGTCTTCTTCAGGGTCAGCAGCTCGGTACGGGTCTGGTACTTCGAGGCGCCCTTCATGGCGGGGGCTTCGGAGGCGGTGAAGTGCTGGGCGCGCAGTGCGTGCCACTCGGCGGAGCCTTGAGCTACGTTATGGATTTTCATGCTGCTTCACCTTCGAGTGGCTTCAGTTTGTTGATGGAGTCGATTTGTTCGGCGGTCAGCGTGTATTTGCTGCTGACAGTGGCGATCACTTGTTCGGGCGACTTGCCGCCCTCGATCGCCTTCCGCCATTTCGGCAGGTTTTCTGCCAGCTTCTCGTCGGGATACGTCTCAAGCGCCGCCGGCGCCTCGATCTTGGCTACGCTCGCCAGTGGCTGGCCGGCCTCGCGCTCTTTCGGCATGTCCTGCAGCTCTTCGGCGACCGGCATGCCGCGCAACACATCAGGGAAGACGTCACGCAAGGCGAAGGCCCGGGCGCGCATCTGGCGCATGCGTTTCGGGTGCTGTGTCCAAGGGCCTTGTTTGCCCATCAGACCTGCCGTTTTTGCATCTTCCATGTCGAAGGTGCGCGCCTGCTCGTCTTCGCCGCGGCGCTTCACCCGGCAAGTGGCCGTGTGGCCGTCGTCGCTTTCGTAGACGTACTCGCACAGAGGTGAGCCGCGCACCAAGGCGATCACTGCGTCGCCCCAAAGCGCTGGCCGTCCGTTGATGACCGCGATGTTCTGCATCGCTTGCAGTGGTTGCAGGCCCAGCTCAAGCCCCCACTGGATGGCGACCAAGATGTTGCCCGGGTTGCCGAGAAACTCTTTCGGCACGATGGTCGACTTGGCCAGGATGTCGGCGAAAGCCATTGCCTCGGTAAGCGACGACGGCGTCAGGCTGAAGCTTTGCTTTGTGGTTAATTCGGACACGAGCGAATCCTTGCCGCGATGCACGCAGCGTTTGAAGGTGTGGGTTATTGAGTGAGCTGCGAGCAGTAAGCGCTTGCCAGCATCCAGGCAGCGAAGAAGAGCAGGGCGATGGCTGAGCCGCGCCAGAAGCAGTAGCGCTTGGCGCGCTGGTAGGAGGTCATGGCCGGACCCTCACCGCGATCCGGCCACCTTTCATGGTTGTAGCCAGGCGCTGCGGCAGGCTGGCGACCAGAACTTCCCGAGGTTTGCCAATCACCTCGTTGAAGGGAAGACCGAAGCCGAGCAGGATCAGCTTCGATTCGATCTCATCGAGCTGCTCATCGATGAGCGATTTAACCGGGGCAGTACTCATGACAACTCCTTGCGCTGCCGACAGACTTTCAGCAGGCGCTTGCAGTAGTGACTGAATTCTTCAAGGCTGATCAGGTGATCGGTCATCAGGTTGGTGATGATCTGCTGCACCAGAATGCTGTTGCCGGGAGGACTGTCAGGATGCTCCAGGCTATCCAGCGCCTCATCGATCAAGATGTACGGGCTCACGACTCGTCATCCTCGGCATCGGCGATCAGCCCGTCACTGGCGTAAGGCTCAAGTAGCGCCTCGGCGATCTCGAAAATCTTGCCGCTGACGTGGCCGCTCGGTCCGAGCAAGTTCGTGGCGAAGATTTTGACGTTGCCACCTACGTATGCCGCCGCCACCAGTTGCGCAAACCAATCCCCATCGTCGGCGCCGTCGATCTGCCGTTGCACCAGGTGTTCCTGAATTTTCGCGATGAACTGCTCTTGCGTGACCCCTTGCCAATGCCCGTGGCGGCGCAGGAACAGAACGTCACAACCCAACACCAACTGCTCGGCGTTGTTCTCGATCCAGCGGGTCACAGCTTCCTGATAACTCGAATCGTCTTCGGGCTCCGCGTTGTCGTGGCGAAGCTGGCATTTGAGTAGTGCGTTCATGGTCGCCTCCAGAGTGGCGGGTGTTGATTCAACAAAACTCGGCTGCACTCATCCGTTCCGCTGGTTGCCGTTGGGCGCGGAGGGGAGTGCATGCGGGTGGTGTCGGTGGAGAAAGTTACCCAAGCCCGCTGCTGGCGACGGCCTGGGTTTGCAGCATCAAGTTGTCTTCGTGTGCTGGGGTGGCCTACCGCAATTCCGGCCGATGCGCGGTGACATCGACGACCTACTGTCCGCTGCCTGAATGAGTGTTGGGCGCAGCCTTCAGACTTGCTGCGCCACGCGGGTGGATCGTTCAGCTACTTCATGGCGCATCCTCCACGACGTGGGCAACTCCCGAGCATTCCTCGGTAGTTGGTTGTGATGCAGGTGGGCGGTTATAGGCCGCAGTTTCGTCCGCATCGGTCTGCACTCAACCCAAGCTTCTTATGGGCGGCCTGCCAGCCACGTTATGGCAGTAACGCTGAGTGCAGACCGATGCGCTCTCAAGGAGAGGATCGGGCAGTTTTCGTCAGGCTGACGTGGCGCTGGTTTTCTAGTCGTCCACGTTGTAGCTGAAGTCGTCTTCGTCGCAGTCCACAACGATGGTCGCGGCACCGTAGTACAGGGCTGCTATGAGACGCTCCCAGCCGTTCCGGATACTGAGTTGCTTGCCGATTACATCGCCGTCGAGTTTGGCCGAGTAGACTTTGCCAACCTTGTCGCCGTCGTCGTTCTTGGCTTTGTCGTGGAAGTGAATGTGTACTGCGTTTTTCAGCGAATACACGCTGCGCTCTGATCGATGGGAATACCCGCCAGACCTGTGGGAGCTTTCTGGTTCGGGATCGAAATAGACATGAAGGAACGGCCCGTCGCTTTCGAAGCGAACCTCTGGGCGATCCCATCCGCTGCTATGCGCATCCTCTTTGTTGTCGTCGACGAACTGGTCGATCAGGGCCCTCAGGGAAACCTGAGCTGGAACTGCGCCTTCTGCGAGAACTTCGTCCATCGCCTCGTTGGCGCGTCGGAGCATGTCGCCTTCGATGCCGCTCGACAGCCAGCGCTCTCGAAGGGCGTTCCCGATCAGGTGGTTGTAGCGAGTTAGCTCGAACATGTCGCCAACGTTCGCGGGCATAGCTGCTTTGAAGGCCTCCTTAACTGCTTTGCCCATGTCGCCATAACTGCGAAAGGCGTCTTCGGCCAGATCCTTGAACATCTTCTCGACGTTTGCGTCGATGATTTCGCGTGGACGGTCGCTGGCGGCGAAGGTTTGAATTCGATCAGCGAGCATCTGTTGAAGTGTTTGTTCGCTCATTTGGTGCTCCGTGCTTGTTCGGTTGATTTCCCGTCTGGCCCTGTCGCCAAGGCCAGCCAGTGAAATCAAATAACCGCCGTCATGGTCTTGGAGCCGTCGCCATGCTCAGTGGTGAACATCATCGGGGCGGGGCGGCCAGCACGACGGATGAGGGCATTAGCTTGCGCAAATACTGGGTTTGGCTCGTCGTTGCCATCGGGCAGTAAAGTGCTGCATACCAAGCTGGAGCAGTCCTCTCCGTTCGGGCCTTCGCCGTCGTGGGCAATGTCGAAGCTCGCCATCATTGCGATGCCCTGGTCCTTGCAGATGCCGATGATTTGCTGCATGAGCGGGCTGATTTGGTCGTCGTAAACCTGTTCTTTATTCATCGTCATGCTCCGGTTGTTTTCCCAATGCCCCCGTCACCAGGTGCATCAGTGAAAATGTCCGTCAGTGCATGCGTTCCAGGTTCTCAGTAACTTGCTGCTCAACCAGATCTCCAATCTTGAATGTGTCGTCTATCGAGTAGTGCGGGTTGCATTCAGAGCAGTGGCCGGCCACTTCAATCTCGACGGCGTGCTGGACCAGCTCTTGGTCGCGGAAGCAGGAGGGGCAGCGAACAGCTTCAACGCCGCGCGCTTTAACCTTCCCGATGCAGCATTTCTCAGCGTCTTCCTTGTCGTCATGCGAATCCTCGCAAACGTCGCACAGCCAAACCTCGTTGATCTCAGGCTGGCAGCAGCTTTCCGCCTGATGGTGAAAGTCGTGCACCTCTTGGCAACTGCCACACTCATAAGCCTTTTTCGGCATCTCAATGCCCTCCGTTGATTTCCAATGCCGCCTCATCGAAGCGGCATCAGTAAATCTGTGGGTGCTTCATCTCCACCACGCGCATCGCCGGATTCATATCTCTGGCCGTCGTCGCACATTTCGTGTTCGGTGCTGGTACGGCTGGCTTGCGTGGTTTCGCGTACTCACATCTGGTAAGCACGGCCAGTTCCAGAGCTGGCGTGGCATCGACTATTTGTTGCTCGCACTTACCGGCTGAAACCCGGGGTAGTCGATGGCGAGGATCCTGAGTTGTTAAAGAGCGGCGGGTTTCTCGACCCTCCGCAGCTGGCCCCTGATTGGGTGCCGGTTGCGATGGAGTAAAAGTAGCACCGCTACTAAAACAAGTAAATAGCACTGCTAATATATTTTCAAGCGGACGTAAAAAAGCCCGCACGCAGCGGGCTGTCTGGGTAGGGAGTACCTTAATCGGTGATTGGGGAATATTTGCCGCTTACGGCATCCCTGAAGATAATTTCGCAGAAAAGCCTAGGGCCATCCCGTAGCGCCACCAGCGCTTCTTTCGCTTCATCCTTGGTTTCAAATGGGCCTGCGCCGACCGCCTGCCCTATCATCGAAACCACAGGGAATCCGGCTGTTGCAATGGCTTCCGCGGTGCGATCACGCTCCTCCTTATCTCTGCACGCGGTAGAGGCGACCCAGCCAGCCTTCAGCTGTGGAGTCTTGACCGCCTCAACATCAGCACCGCAATGCTTGCACTTGATGGCTGCGCTCTTGATCGATTCGGCACAAAGAGGGCAGAGGCGCGTATTTGCCTCAGCAGTCACCGACGTGCTGACAGCCTTTCCACCGAGCAATACCATGAGAAGGCCAGCCAGGGTGATCATCCCGCCGACAATCGTATGCACCTGGCGGTCAGCCATTAGTCCCAAGTTATTTACTCTGCCGCCTGCACCAGTTGCAACCGACACATCCATGCTCAGCGCGAATACCAGCCAGCAGATGCCGACGATCAACGCAAAAGTCCCAAATCCTTTCATTGGATCCCTCCCGTAATTGAGTACTGACTCTACCATTCGTGGCGCACTGCCACCATTGATCGGAATAGATCGTCGCCGCACTGAACATTTCGCCGATCCCGCCGATGAATACAGCATTGAATACTAAGGAAGGTCGCTATGCAGGCGGAAAAGAGAAAGGAAGCGCTGGAGACCTGGCGGGAAATACTCGACCAGTCAACGTCCTGGGAGGGTGCTGAAGAGCGGTACCACGAATTGGTGAGATCGGCGGATAAGATGGAAAAAGACGGTCTAATCAATAGTGACGAATGGCGTAAATTGGCGCGCAAGGCAGCAGTAGTTTTTGCAAATGTCTTAAATAACTGAGGTGATTGGTGCGGCTGGCCGCAGTCAATCCTCTGGATTTTCCTCTTCTTACGGCCTCCACCTGGCCATTAGATCTGCCATCAGCTCAGCTATGGCGTCAGTGCTGCCTTCCAGTACCTCTAGATGCGCGTTTATTCGTTTGGAAGCATCAGTTGAACCACGCTGGTCGATCCAGATGCCGATCTCCTCGATAGCAGACCCAAGAGCCATTACATTCTGATTGATGCGGTAGAGCAGGGCGGGGGTAGGATCGTCAGGCATGGGCTGTTCCTCCAGTTGTAGGGGGAAGCGTAGCAGGTGGGTGGTGGCGGAACGAAAAAAAACCGGCACTTGGCCGGACTCTCTGTAGACGGGGCCAAATCCCTTTGGCTGAATGCAGTGTGCTTGGTAGGTGTGACGAAGGCGTGACAGGGCAGATACGAAAAGCCGGTTGCTGGGTCAGGCTTAAATCTCGTAGTCGAGAATTACGAGAACACTCTTTGCCATGTCGTAAAGATTCATAAGCGAGTAGGCAAAAACTGAAATTACAAGTGTGGCAATTATTGGTTTTATACTTTCGTTGCCGGAAATGTAACTTGAAGAATTTGCCGTTAGCAAAACGATTGCGGACACTATTAGTGCAATTTGTTCACGTATTGATAACAGCATGTGCTCTTTGGTTTCAGTGAAGCTCTCAGGGCTCCCGTGCTTATCTGTAAGCTCTCGGATTTTTGTCAAAACAATCCCCATTGTTGCCGAGTTCACGGCAAGCAAAGCTACCAGTAAGTTTATTAAGTTATCTTTCAAAAAGCCATTAAGGTAGTGACTCTGAGCAAGGTTCTGAGCTTGATAGCAAATGCACCCTATCCCTAGGGCAATTAGAAAAGTAGTCAGAACCTGCTTTATCATTTTAATATATCCAAAATTGCCTGCACTACGAGTTTAGCATTTCCTTCAATGTTTACCTCATCTATTTCCAGCTCTCTACTCGCTCCTTTTGTTTTTACCTTTTTCTTTATCCCTCTAATCGTAAGTGCGATTGCGCCACCGCCATCGCCCGCATATGAAGCCAAGCCTCCAATGACAGGGTCATCCTTATCCAGAGTAAGGCTAGCATCGTGTGCAGCTTCTATTGCCAGAACGCCCTTTGTAGCGTTGGATTTCTTGGCTAGATTCTTCAGTCCGTCAGGTAGAACTCTAGATATGCCAGCCATGTTCGGCGTAATAAACTCAAACTCAACCTTTTTAACTCTGCCTTCGTAGGTCTTTACGAGATCCCAGAATGCTTTTTTCTCGAACAGGGGCTCCCACTCTACAACGAGTTGATAATTGTGCAAAAACGACTCTACGGACTTCATTGCCATGCGCATTACCGCATCGGTGCTTTGAAAGGCATTGCTGCGATGCTGAATTGCAATAATTTGTTGGTCGGGTTCGTTAAGTATCGCAAAAAGTATTTTTGGCCAGTTTTCAGTAGACTTTGTGCTAAAGTCTTTCGCTTCCAGTGTGATTGATCTGTTTGCTGCTAATCTAAATAAAAGAAAATTCCCTTCTTGGTGGATTGGCCTGACTGCTACATCCGTTCTTCCTGACTGAAAGGCTCCTTCGCTTAATAGAGCGCTTTTGAATATGTCGTTTTTTTGGCTTATCAAGTCTTCTATCGAGCTTGCGCCATATAGGTCGCCTTGAAAAAAACGGTCCCTTGGAAGTATTTGGTATCTATAAAGATGGAATCTAACTTTCGACACGGCCCGTCCCTGCGTTGTGCATCATATTGTTTTGCAAAGCCTTTCAGGGCGCGCAATAAGACCAGCTATTCACTCAACCTTCTCCCGCACAATCCTTCCCGCCTTCACCTCGTCAGCGCAAGCAGTCAGCCTGCCATTGCGATTCTCAGCGCCACCGCCGCCTCAAGCAGCTTATTTGCCTGGTTCGAGACGGCAGTCGCCAAGACATCATTTCCAGCGTCCTTCAGCATTGCTGCCAAATCGAGCAGTTTCCCCACCTCAATCTCAACGACGCGAACGGATTCGGTTATCTGGTATTGAAGTGAGTGCGCCATGCCGTCAGCCCTCGTTCCAGATCGGCTGGGATTCCCGTGGACCAGACGGTCCGCTGCACCTTTAATGATTGTCGCGACAACAGTTAACCGGATTAACACCTACGCCGGGGGCGTGTGACCCAAATCCCCACTGCGCAGCTACCCAGCCTCTGCCCGTACGATCCGACCACCCCGCACCTCGTCAGCAAACCCCAAAAGGCGCGACTCAGATTCTTGGTAGTTGCCGACGATCTTCAGCAGTGCGTCTGCTTCGGCCTGCTTTCCTGCCTCAGACTGCCCATGTGCCTTGCTGAGAATATCGGCGCTGGACCACTTGAGGAGGAATGCCGCTGATATGAGTGTGTCGTGTAGCTGCTGACTTTCCATCGAAATGCTCATGTAAATCCCTTTTAAATTTGGCTGCTAAATTTGACTGCTAAATTTGAGTGAGTTGCCCCACCGACTCCGACTTCCCCCGCACAATCCTCTCGCCCGCGACTTCCGCCGCATAAGCAGTCAGACGATCCTCGTCGTTATGGAAAATCGTGATCATGCGCATGATGGCCTGGGCATCAGCTTCATTCCCGGCCAGGCGAAGGCGTTCGGCGATGCGCAACAGCTCCACCGCTGACCACTTCAGATCGGAGGCGACACCCTGAAGGTCGCGCTTTAGTTCTTGGTTGGGCTTGTTGAGTCCCATCATCACTCCTTGGAAATCCACATGGCGCCCAGTCATCCCCGACGAGGCGCTCGGCGGACGGTTGACCACCAGAAAACACGACCAAGAATTCTGATCTCAGCCATCAGCTCCGGCGTGAAGATCTCGTCAGGATATTCCTCGTAGTTCTCGCTGCGAGCTCTGACATTGCCGCCTGGCATTTTGTAGAGATACTTGGTCCGAAGCATGCCTTCATGGTCAAAGGCATAGATCTCACCATCAATAATGTCTGTTTGGCCGCGATCGACGCCGACAGCTGCGCCATCCAGAATCATTCGCTCCATGCTCCTGCCGTGAACTCTCGCGCACATCGCGTCATTGATGCTTACACCAGCTTCGCGAAGGGTGGCCTTGGAGAAGCGCAGCTTCCTTCCTGGAACCTCAACTACGTGCGTCATGCCGCTTCCGGCAGACAACTGGACTTCTGCAAAATACGGAACCTCAACTTCATCATCATCGAGCGGGGTGTCCTCATCCCAAATACTCATGGGGACGAGGTCTGCGCTTCTACCAGGCTCCGCATCGCTCGGAGTCGAATTAAGGCTAACCATAGAAAGAAGGCGAGTACTCACTTGCTCGGGACTGAAGTCGAGCACCTTGGCCAGCCTGAGAAGCGCCTCAAGGTTCAGCGGAACCTTCCCGGTAGCGAACTGGCTGAAAGCGCTTTGCCCCGACCATCCGCACGCCTCGGCAACGTCTGCCTGTGTGAGGCTCTTCCCGGATGCTTTGGAAGCTGCTTTCTTTTCTTCATAAATAGCTTTGAGCCTGACGCTCTCGGCGAATTCTTCGGGTGTTAAAGGGCGTCTATTTTTCATACGCATAAGGGTATTAGCAGCGCTGTTTAAATCACAAATAGCGGTGCTAGTATTTTGTTGCTCGTAAAAAGCAGCACTGCTACTATCCATGGCGGATACCGAACCGTGGAAATTCCATGAAAACGATTCCTTTGAATGAATATCTCGAAAAGCACGGCACTCAGTCCGTGCTGGCTGCGGCTCTCGGGGTAAATCAGAGCGCGATTTCCCAGATGGTTAGATCTGGAAGAAACATTGAGATCTCGCTTCTTGATGATGGTCGCGTCGAGGCGAATGAAATCCGCCCGATTCCCGCTCGACCACGAAACACAAGTCACGCCGCCTAACTCAATCCCGTCCCATCCAGCGGAAGTGAACCAATGGCCTACAAAAACAAGACGCACCGCAACACCCACCAGCTGAAGTCGCGCCTCAATGACGCCGCTTACGCCGCTCTTGAGGTGGAAGCGTTAGCGCGTGAGATTCAGCCGGGCGCCTTGGTTCGTGAACTCACCTTGGCGGCTCTGCGGTTCAAGGAGGATTACGGGTACTTCCCATTGGTAGATGACGGCGAGTCGGACGAACTGGACGGCTTTCCAGCGCTGGGCGAGCTGGCCCGAGAGCTGAAAATTCAGCCTGGCGCATTAGTTCGCGACCTCATCCGCGCAGCCCTGAAAGCCAGGCGAGAGCAGGACACGATTTCCCAGGTTAACGACAAGAAACTTAGCGCCTGAGTAGGCCATGGAGGAGGCACCAATGTCTGCAATACCCGAAGTAGGGCAGTACACGCAGGACGAGAAGGATGAGCTTGAGCGCTGGGCAGATGAGGTTGGTATCGGCATGGATCAACTCGCTGACCGGATTTTGCAAATGACAGAGCTGGCGGTCGAGCGGCGCAGCGCTGCTCGCCTCGCAACGGGTAAAACAACCTTGCGAAGACGCCTCGCTGATCACTGCGCACAAGAAGCGCGGACAGGAAACGTGGTTTCAATTTTCCCCGTGAGGTAACGGTCTGGCCCCTTATTAGGGGCCAGCTTGGCAACGATTGGGCCGAGCGGGGCTGGCACCTAATAAGGGGCCAAGTAGAAAAAAGGGTCATGGGTTCATCCCTGATCAGTTGATGAATGATCGCGGAAGTAGTGGCTCGGTGCCACGCGAGAAGAAGAGGGGATTTCGCAATGGAAGAATTTGAAAGAACGCTGCACCGGGAAGTGAAGGCTGACGGCGGCACTGCGCTGGCCAAGCGGATGGGTGTGAACGAAACCACGCTGCTGGATTGCGCGAACCCAAACCGGGCGAATCACAAGATGAACATCCAGATGCTGGGGATGGTTCTGACTCACCTGCCACTGGAAGGGCGCCTGAGCGTGTTGAGCGCACTCACCAACCAGTTCGAATGTGACGTTGTGCTGCGCAAGCGTCCAGAGCCGAAGCCGCTCATGGCTGCGCTGTGCCATCTGACCGCCGAATGCGGCGACGTGGGCCGACTGATCTTCGACGCCACTTCTGACAACCACATCAGCCAACACGAAAAAGCCCAAGGCGATAAAGCCATCCAGGAAGCCATCGACGCGCTGCATGTGCTGCGCGAGTCGCTGAAGGCTGCCTGAATTTCAGACACAAAAAAGCCGACGGAGAAGGTCGGCTGATTCGCAAAACTAGAGAGCGCCGATTATGCAGAGCCAACCCAATTCAAGCAATACCCCGAACAATGTCGCGACACGTTTTCCTAATTCGCAAAACGTGTCGCGCCTTAAATCTCGTTCTCAGGGAGTCAAGCAATGACCCCCGACAACATCATCCAGCTGAACAGCAGCAGGGGATTCACCCGTATGGACAACAGCCTGATGGAGGCTTTGGCTACGGTTGACCTGCCAGCGCGCGAACTGCGCGTTCTCATGGCCATTGCACGGCAGACCATCGGCTATCAACTCGAAACCAAGCGCCTGACCGCCGACGATATCGGCAAGCAGACCAACATGCGCCGAGACGTCACGTCGAAAGCGATCAGTCATCTCCTTGAGCGTCGAATCATCTTCCGGGTAGGGGGAAGCCGAGGTGATATCGGGATTTCCCCTATTCGCGAGTGGTGCTTCTATGAGGAAAAACCTGACCGTCTCACTGAGACCAAAACGTCTCACTCAGCCCAAATCGTCTCACTGAGACCTGATGCGAGTGAGACCAAAACGGCAACTTGCCTTCTTTATACAAAGAAAGAACCCCTATTAACTCTTCCTTCGGAAGAGATTAATCCGCCCCAAGAGCAACCCCAACCGCCGAAGCCTGATCGCAAGGCTCCGTTCGGCATGACTCAGTTGCTGGCCGACAATCCGCACAACGTCCCTGAGCAACTGCTGGCCGACTGGCTGACGCAGCGCAAGGCTAAGCGCGCCGCCGTCACCGCCACCGTCTGGTCAACCGTCAACGCTGAGCTGGCCAAGTGCGTAGAAGCTGGAATCACGGCGCCCGACGCAATCACCGAAGCGCTGACTTCTGGGTGGCAAGGGTTCAAGGCGTCCTGGGTGATCAAGCGTATGGCCGAGTCGGCCCCGGCCCCGGTCGTTAAGTCCCGTCACACCGGCTTCGCTGATCGCAACTACACCGACGGACTGATCCAGCGGGAGGACGGTAGTTATGCGTTCTGAACCGGTACAAACGACTCCTGAGTTTCCACCAGGAACTCGCATCCAGCCCGCCGACTGTGACACCCACGGTGAGTTCGAGCAGAAGATCTTCTCGGTCATCGGCCGCGAGCTGAAGACCGGTTGCCCCGAGTGTTCCCGCAAAGCCCAGGAAGCGACGGATGAGTCCGAGCGCCAGAGTAAGGCGCTGATGCTCCGCATGGCCATGGAGCGCAAGCTTGGCTCGGCGCTGATCCCGAAGCGCTTCGCTGGCAAAACCTTCGAGGGCTACGTGGCCACCACCGCCGAGCAGCACAAGGCCCTGAACACTTGCCGCCGGTACGCTGGTGAGTTCTCGCAGATCGCCGAGTCGGGCCGCTGCCTGTTGCTGCTGGGCAAGCCTGGCACTGGCAAAACGCACCTCTCCGTGGCGATCGCAAACGAGATCATGGCCCGATCGAGCGCCACCGCCGTGTACCGCACTGTCGGTTCGGTCCTGCAATCCATTCGCGCCAGCTACGACCGGACCTGCGAACAGAGTGAAAGCCAGATCCTGTCGAGCCTCATCAGCCCATCACTGCTGATTCTCGATGAGATCGGCGTCAGCAAGGAAAAGCCCAGCGACTTCGAGCTGACCACGCTGTTCGCAATCATCAACGGCCGATACGAGGAACAGCGCCCGACGGTGATCGTTTCGAACTTGGACGCCAAGGCTCTGCCGGCCGCGATCGGCGAGCGGTGTGCGGATCGTCTGAGGGAGGGCGGGGTGATCGTCATTCCGTTCGAGTGGGAATCTCAGCGCGGCAAGGAGGGTTTCTGATGATCCCTAAATCCGCAAACACACTGGCCTGCACCATTGCTGGCTTTTCCATCGGCGTGTTCTGCGTCCTGATCACAATGGCGGTGACGGCATGAGCGATGTGATCAGCAAGCCGCGGCACTTTTGGTCGGCAGGATCCAACCGAATTCGCGAAGTGTTCAAGGTTGCCTACCTCTTCGCTACCGAACTGTCCGCCGCCGGCGCCGTCGAGATCATCGTTCGCCCGGTGAAGTCCCGTCGCACCTTGGAGCAGAACGCCAAGTTGTGGGCAATGCTCGGCGACATTTCCCGCCAAGTGGATTGGCCGGTCAATGGCGTCATGCAGAAGCTCGGCAGCGAGGATTGGAAGGCGCTGATGACCGCAGCAGCCCGTCAAGAGATCCGCATGGCCCAAGGCATCAACGGCGGCGTGGTGATGCTCGGTGAGAGCACCAAGCGCATGACCGTCGGCGAGCTGGGCGACGTGATCGAGTGCATGTACGTCTTCGGTGCAGAGAAGGGAATCACCTGGAGCGAGCCGAAAGGGCAGATGCCAGAGCAATGGGAGGCGGCAGCGTGAACACGAAAATAGAGGTTTGGAAGGACGCACCGGGTCTGTCCGGTCGCTACATGGTTTCTTCATGGGGGCGCGTGAAACGAATTGCCCATAGCTACATAACCCTCACGGGCATCCAGAAAAACCACTCGGAGCGAATCCTTCAGCGGAAGAAAACCGAAGACTACCCTAGGTTTAACTTACAGGAAGATGGGAAGGCGAAGGCTTACCTGGTTCACAGGTTGATCGCGCAAGCATTTGTCCCAAATCCGCACGAATACAGCTGCGTAAATCACATCGACGGCGACAAATCCAATCCGCACCCAGAAAACCTTGAGTGGTGCACGCATCAGCAAAACATGCAGCACGCGATAGAGACGGGCCTGTCGAAATTTTCAGTGCCTGTGATGTGCGCTGATGGCGGGTCAGGCTTTTGGTTTCCGTCCCTCAAGAGCGCGGTAGAGCATACCGGTGTGAGCAAGCCATGCATCTGTGCCGCCGCGAAGAAGAAGCAGAAAACGGCCGGCGGCATGGTTTGGGATTACACCGATTTGCTTAGCAAGGAAGCCGCATGATCGCCAAACAACCCAAGCCGAAGAAGTGCAAGAACCCGGCGTGCGGCATTAGCTTCCCGCCGCAGCGATTGGGTCAGGCCGTGTGCAGTCCCAAGTGTGGTCTGGCCATCAAGGACGTGAATCGAGAGAAGGCGCGTAAGTCGCTGGCCCAGATCGAGCGCAAAGAGATCAAGGTCCGCAAGGAGAAGCTGAAGAGCCGGGCGGAACACCTCAAAGACACGCAGACAGCGTTCAACGCCTGGGTGCGTGAGCGGGATGCCGAGCTGCCGTGCGTCAGCTGCGGCCGCCACCACCAGGGAAAGTACGACGCAGGGCATTACCGGACGGTAGGGAGCAACCCTGCGCTGCGATTCGAGCCGCTGAACTGCCACCGTCAGTGCTCGCCATGCAACACCCAGCTGTCCGGAAACATCGTGAATTACCGCATCGCGCTGGTTAAGCGGATTGGCGCCGAGCAGGTCGACTGGCTGGAAGGCCCGCATGAGCCGAAGAAGTACACCGTCGAAGAGCTGAAGGCGATGACCGCCGACTACCGGGCAAAAACAAGAGAGCTGAAGGGGAGAGCGGCATGACATATCGCAACGTGGTATCCGCAGTAGTCCGGGCGCTCGCCGCCGAAACCATCAACTCCGCCGGCGGCTGCGACTTTGAGCCTAAGGTGCAGTGCGCCAAGCAGAAGGGGGAAATCGTCGGCAAGGAGGCAGCGTTCCTCACCGACTGCTGGGTGTTCGGTCGGCTGCACAAGTCGCTGTCGGCCGCGCACTGGCGTGCCTTGGTCGCGAAGTTCTCGACGCACACAGAGCGTAAGCACGCCGCCATTGCCGAGCTGACGAAGGTCATGCGGTCGCCGGCGCCTGAGCGGTTCCTACATTGCGCCATTGTTACCTGGGCGCTGCCAAAGCTGCCGGGGTCGGACGGGAAGCGCTCGACCAACGTGCTGCCTGCTGGGTGGTACGAGATGGACAACTGGTCCAATGAGCCGCACCCGATCAAGACTCAAGAGCGGTGGCGGAGGGAGATTCGTAAGGCTCTGGAGAGCGGTGTCGACATGGCTCTGGTCGAGGCTCAGCACATACTTGAGCATGAAGGCCTTGTGATGTCAGAAGTTGCTTGACTGGCATTGAGCCAATGAGCCATTATCTACCCATCCTGTCATTCCTGCGCGTAACGAGGCTTGACTAGAAAAGCCCGGCCACTGAGTCGGGCTTTTTTGTGGGCGCTCGGTATATGCTTGCCCTTCATTAATGAATTTCAGGTCGGGCTTCATGAAGAGAAATATTCAAACGGCAAGGAGTGTCCTCTATGCCGTTCAAACGTATTCAAAGCCTGATGGGATTGAAAAATTCCACTTGGAATCCCTTCACAGCAACAATGGCTGCTCGCAGGAAGACTGGGACTACGCCGTTAGGCTGCTGGCTGACAGTCGTTACCTCGTGTTTGACACGGGGTATTTTCGAATGACTTGGGCGGGCCATGACCTGCTTGACTCGCTGAGCTGATAATTCGACAAGTTTTCACGAGCCCCGCCAAGTGCGGGGTTTCTTTTAAGCCCGCCAAGTGCGGGTTTTTTGTTGACCAAATCAGGGCCTCGACATTGATCGAGGCTTTTTCGTTTTCGGCTCCACCACACCCATCGTTCTGAGCTGGGAGTGCTGCTGAGGCTGATTCAATTCACGTCATGCCAACGGAGTCGAGCGCATGGAGTATTTACAGCGCCTGCTCGACAAGATCGACAGGTTTGAATTGCTGATCGCGGGATTGGTCGGCGCCGTCGTTGCCAGTTGGTGGCACAAGGACGATCTGTCGGACTGGCGTGCCTGGATGGTGTTCTTGGTTACCGGTGTCGCATGCTCGTTGTACCTGACGAGTATGGTGAGCACCTACCTGAATGTCACCGAGCCCAAGATCGTGGCTGGCATTGGTTTCTTGCTGGGCACGTTCGGCGGCTCCCTTCTTGCGGCGGTCAATCGCGCTATCAAAGCCGCTGACCTCTGGGCGCTTATCCGCCAGCGGTTCGGCGGAGGTAATCCACCATGAATTACGAACTGATCAACTCCATCGCCTGCGGCCTGATTGCCTTGTGGGCCACCTGGTGTGTGCTGAGCGGGAAGGTGAGGGACGGCATTCTCGGCAAGCTCGTCTACTCGGCGATCGCCATCAGCGGGTTTGTCGTCATGGCTCGCAACCAAACTCTGTTCTTCGGGCCGACCAGCGCCGGATTGACGCTGCATGTGTCTCTGGCCCTGGCTGGCGTTCGCCACATCTTCATGGTCACGTACTGGCAGCCAGTGAAGGCATGGCTCTGCCGCACGTTGAACTGTGAGCACTGCATGTCCTGCGACAAGGTTGGCAAGGCATCAGAGAGAAAGACTCCGTGACTCTTCTTCGGATAGTCCCGATGTGGATGTGGGTCGTCCTGGCTGCGCTGGCATCCATCGGCTACCTCTCGTGGCGGCTCGATAGCGTGAAGGCTGATCGGGAGTTCGTAGCAACTGAGCGGGACACGGCCAATGCCAGGGTGACTTCCCTCGGCAACACGCTGCGCCTGCAACGACAAATCACTGATGACATCAACCGAGTCTCCGACGATGCGAAAGCCAAAGCTGAACACGTTACGGCTGCCGTTGTTATTGCTGATGGCCGCGCTCGCAGCTTGCAGCAGCAAATCACCGACCTCATTGCCGCCCGAAAGTCCTGTACTGCCGAGGTTGCCAGTGGAAGCAAGGCAAGAGCCGACCTTACCGTTCTGCTTGCCGACCTGCGTAGAAGCGCTGACGAAAGAGCGGGAAGCCTGGCAGCAGCGCTTGATCGAAGCCGAATAGCAGGCTTTGCGTGTGAGGCGGCTTACTTGGCCGCACAGAACATCAAGTAGTCCGCGACACGTTTCGCGAATCAGCAAATTGTGTCGCGACATTGGAGTGAGCATGACCAACATCACCCGCCTGCACCACGCATTGCCGCTGAGCCCCGCCATTAACTTGGCTATTACTGAGCTTGATAGCACCATCGCCAAAGCGATTGACGCTGCCAAGGCAGCCGGCCTTCCTCAGGGCTTGGTCGTATCACTCTTGCACGGGCACGCCCAGTTGCAGACGCAGATCATGGTTAGCTGACACAGAATGTTCAGCACGCACGCTTTGAAGGTCTACAGCATTGAGCCGTTCACATTCTGCAGCAGCCTCTAATTGGGTTGGATAGCAGGCTTGCAGTCTGCACTTATCTTGATTGTCATAGAGGTTGAAGCCGATAGCGGCGGTCGTGCAGTAGAAGCGTGACCCGCTGCGCGTTGATCCGGTTTCCTTTGGTACTGCGGGGACAACAACGAATCTTGGAATCATGGCCTTTCCCTGTAGTGCCCATGTGTCAGTGAACTTAAGGAATAGCGGCTACTTGCCACTGTATCAAGTGAGCACCTCGGGAATCCGATGAGCAGCTCGCTGCCACCATTCAGATTCACCAATGTGACTACTGCTCAATCATGCGGTTTAGGAGTGTCGGATGACCGCCAAGGTGCTGGAGTTCAAACGTGAGGGATGGCGTGACACAGTCCGCTCGCTACGCAAGATCGCCGATGACCTGGAATCGGGTGAGCGGGAAGCCTGCTCGGTCGGTGTGATCGGCATGCGCACGGAGAGCGGCCGCATCGATGTGTTCGGGTTTGGCCCAATGGCCGACGATATGCAGTCGCTTGCCCTGTTCCGACTGGGTGAGCAGAAGCTGATTGAAATCATTCTGGAAGACGCAGAGCCGTAAGGATTCCCATGACAACCAAGCAACCCGACTGGGAGCGCATTGAACAGCTCTTCCGGGCTGGCCTGCTCTCGGTGCGTGAGATCGCCTCAGCTTGTAGCGTATCTCACACAGCAATCAACAAGCGGTCGAAGGCTGAAGGCTGGGACCGTGACCTCAACGCCAAGATCAAGGCTAAAGCTGATTCGCTGGTTTCCAAACGGGAGGTTTCCACAAAGGTTTCCACGGAAACGCTGGCAACCGAGCGTGGAATCGTAGAGGCGAATGCAGAGGTCATTGCTGACATCAGGATGGCCCACCGAACGGACATTGGTCGGTCTCGCCGACTGGCCAACAAGCTGCTGGATGAGCTGGAATCGCTCACCGATGAGCAGGGGACGATCAAGTCTCTGATCAAGCAGTTCAAGGAAGGCGATCACGAAGACGGCGAGGCGATGGCGGACATGCTGGCACTGGCCAACAAGATCGGCGCGCTCCCATCCCGGACCAAGACCATGAAGGAGCTGGCCGAGACACTAAAAACGCTGGTTGCCCTGGAGCGCCAAGCCTACGACCTGGACACGAAAGCCGGCAGCAATGATGCCGACGAGCTATCGAACATGATGGACGAACTATCGAAGGAAGCCTGACATGAAGCCCGAGCACTTGAAGCTGCTCCGGGATAAGCGATGGCGCCTGAACAACCTCTACTTCATCACGGATAAGAAGGGCAAGAAGGTCCGCTTCCGGATGACGGACGAGCAGATCGAGTACTTCGATGGGATGCACACTCGGAACATCATCCTGAAGGCTCGGCAGCTCGGCTTCACCACCGAGTGCTGCATCATTCAGCTGGATGCGGCTCTGTTCGAGTCGGCCAAGTGCGCGTTGATCGCTCACACCCTGAACGATGCCAAGCGCCTGTTCCGCGAGAAAGTGAAGTACGCCTATGACAACCTGCCTGCTGAGATACGCGCTGCCAACCCTGCTTCTAACGATGCTGCTGGTGAGCTTGTGTTCAGCAAGGGCGGATCGCTCTACGTGTCCACGTCCTTCCGGGGCGGGACTCTACGGTATCTGCACGTATCCGAGTTCGGGAAGATCTGCGCCAAGTTTCCCCACAAGGCCAGAGAGATCGTCACCGGCGCCTTCGAGGCCGTGGCCACTGACTGCTTCGTCACGATTGAATCGACGGCGGAGGGCCGGGCGGGCTACTTCTTCGATTACTCGCAGAGCGCGGAGCGCCAGCAACTGGCCGGCGTGCCCCTGGGTCTGCTGGATTGGAAGTTCTTCTTTTTCAGTTGGTGGAAGAACAAAGCCTACTGGCTTGACCCTACCGACGTGGTCATCCCGCAGCGCCTGACCGATTACTTCAATGAACTGCAAGCCAAGCACGGGATCGTCACGAACGACGGTCAGCGCGCCTGGTACGCGGCCAAGGAGAAGACACTCGGCGATGACATGAAGCGGGAATACCCATCGATCCCGGTCGAGGCCTTCCAGCAGTCGGTTGAGGGTGCCTATTACGCGCAACAACTGACCAAGCTTTACGCCCAGCAACGCATTGGCGCGATACCGAACAACAGCCACCTGCCGGTGATGACCTTCTGGGACATCGGCGTCGGCGACTCCACGGCCATTTGGTTCGTGCGTCAGGTCGGCACCGAATACCACGTCATTGATTACTACGAGAACTCAGGCGAAGGCCTGCGACATTACATGAAGGTGCTCAAGGACAAGGGCTACATCTATTCCGAACACTGGGGGCCGCACGACATCGACAACCGCGAGTTCGGCAGCGACGCCAAGACTCGCCGCGAACTGGCGCGAGAGGGTTACGACATCGACGGTCAGAAATACAGCATGACGTTCCAGGTGGTCCCGAAGATTGGCATCAACGACGGCATCGAGCAGGTCCGGGAAATCCTCCCGCTTTGCGTGTTCGATGAGTCGAAATGTGAGCAGGGCATCAACTGCATCGAGAACTATCGCAAGGAATGGGACGACAAGCGCGGGTGCTGGAAAGACAAACCTCTGCACGACTGGACGTCTCACGGCTCAGACGGATTCCGGTACTTCGCTGTCGCCAAGAGCGCAAGGAAGCCGGTCAAATCAATCAAAATGGGATACGCCCGATGAGCAACGACGTTTCTTTCAAGCGGCCCGAGTACATCGAAGTACTGGATCGCTGGGCGTCAGTGCGCGACGTGTGCGCCGGTCAGCATCGAGTTGTATGCCGATTGCCCGAGCTGAATGCTCATGACAAGTCGGAAGAGAACAAAGGCCGCAATAAGTCGTACCGCGAACGCGCCGTGTTCAAGAACGCAACCGGTCACACGCGCAACGGCTTGCTCGGCCTGGCCTTCCACAAAGACCCGACGCTCACGGTGCCGAAGAAGCTGGAATATCTGCAGGACAACGCCAACGGATCCGGGGTGAGCATCTACCAGCATTCGCAAGGTACGCTGGAAAAGGTGCTTGAGGCCGGTCGTCACGGCCTGTACGTCGATTACCACCAGGACAAAGGTGTTGGTGGCCATTCGGTGATTCTGTCGTACTGCGCCGAGGACATCATCAATTGGCGCGCCGGAATGGTGAACGGCCACAACGTGCTGACGCTGGTCGTGTTGCGGGAGATGATGGAGGTTGAGGACGGCTTCGGATTCAAGGCTGTTGAGCAGTTCCGCGAACTCGTGCTTGAGGCTGAAGGTTTCGTCTGCCGAGTCTGGCGTCGATCTGGCCCGAGAGGTGGCGGTCCGCTTGAGGTCACCGAGATGTTCACGCCGGAAGGCATTACCGGGCGCCTCAAGGAAATCCCGTTCACCTTCATCGGCGCACAGAACAACGATCCATCTATCGACGAATCGCCGCTGTACGACATCGCAATGATCAACCTTGGGCATTACCGCAACAGCGCTGACTACGAAGACAGCGTCTTCTGGTGCGGGCAGGCTCAGCCATGGATCTCTGGCCTGGATGAGCAGTGGCGCGACCATATGGAGAAAAACGGCGTTTACGTCGGCTCCCGGGCGCCAATGCTGCTTCCCGCAGGCGGTGCCTTTGGTTACGCACAGCCATCGCCGAACACCCTGGTCAAGGAGGCCATGGCCGACAAGAACCAGATGATGATCGAGCTAGGCGCCCGCATGGTTGTCGCATCGCTGGCTGCCAAAACGGCTACCGAGTCCCGCGGTGATCAGTCTGCATCAACATCGGTGCTGGCTGGGTGCGTGGCTAATGTCAGCGAGGCTTACACCCGGGCGATCATGTGGTGCGGTCTTTACATGGGCATCACCGACAAGGTTGCGTACCAGATCAATCAGGAGTTCGTCGAGCTGACGGCTGATCCGCAAATGATCACCGCGCTGGTTGGTCTCTGGCAGAACGGTGGTTTTGCGAAAGCCGATCTGCGCATGTACTTGCGCAAGCTTGGGCTGATAGCTCCTGAGCGGACTGACCTGCAGATCGATGAAGAGATCGACGGCGATGGCGCGGGCTTGAATCTCGACAAGGTGGACAACAATGGCAACGGCACCGGTACTGATTGAAGCGACGATTCGCCACCAAGTCCTGCTCGAGCAATTGAAGTCGGGCGAAGTAGAAAAAATCGCGAAGTACCTGCGCGAAATCGACAAGGTGGTGCGCGACCGGTTGAGTCGTGATGATCTGACAGGTTGGGGTCGGGATCGACTGGAGAAGATGCTTGCAGAGGTCGATGGGCAGATCCTTGCCATCTACGCGCGGTATTCGCGACAGCTCAATAGCGACCTAGTGGATATTGCGGAGTACGAGGCAGCATTCGAGGCGCGAAGCCTGGATCAGGTGCTCGTCAATTACTCTGCTGTTGCCCCGACGCTGCCAGCATTGCGGGCAGCGATCAAGGCCAGGCCGCTGCAGGTGCAAGGCGCTGGTGGCGGCAAGCTACTTGAGCCATTCCTTGAGGATTGGACCGGTACCGAGCGCAGCCGAGTAATTAACTCAATACGCCTCGGCTTCAGTCAGGGCCTAACCAACTTCCAGATCATCCAATCGATTCGCGGAACGAAAGCGGCGAACTACACCGACGGCATCCTGGGGATCAACTCCAGAAACGCGGACGCCATCGTTCGAACCGCTGTTCAGCACGTATCGAACGTGGCGCGCTTCGAGACCTGGAGCGCAAATCGTGACGTTGTGACCGGCTACCGCTGGGTTTCGACTCTCGACAGCCGGACGACTCAGGCTTGCCGGTCGCTTGATGGTCGCGTGTTCAGTATGGGCAATGGTCCGATGCCGCCGGCGCATATCCGCTGCCGGTCCACGACTGTAGCTGAGCTGGATAGCCGTTTCGACTTCCTCAAGGAGGGCGCTACGCGATCCAGCAAGGACGGCTATGTCGATGCCGGGGAAACCTATTACGACTGGCTCGCCAAGCAGCCTGTAACGTTTCAGGACCAGGCCATCGGCAAAGCACGGGGCAAGCTGTTCCGTGATGGCGGGCTTTCCACTGAGCGCTTCTCGGCGCTGCAGCTAGACCGACGATTTAAACCTCTGACACTACAACAGCTGAAGGCGCTGGAGCCTCTGGCGTTCGAGCGAGCAGGGATCTGACGAAAAGCATTCATACCGCCGCCTAAGGGCGGTTTTTTATTGCCTGCAAAGCAGGCAGAACAAACCCAAGGGGTGCATCAAGTGGCAGATGAAAACGAAATCGACCTGGAAAACCCGGCAATCAAGGCCGCTATCGCGACTGCCGCCGAAGCATCCGTTACCGGGCTGAGCAACAAAAACAAGGAGCTGCTGGGAAAACTGAAAGATGCCACCGGCCGCATTACTCAGTTCGAAAGCCAGTTCGAAGGCCTGAACATCGATGCGGTGAAGAGCCTGTTGGCCAAGGCCGGACAGGACGAAGAAACCAAACTGCTGACCGAGGGCAAGATCGACGAGGTCTTCGGCAAGCGCACAGAGCGCCTACGAGGTGACTTCGAAAAACAACTGGCGGGCGAGAAAGCCCGTGCGGACAAGTCCGATGCCTTCGCCAGCAAGTTCCGAGACAAGGTGCTCGGTGACTCCATTCGCGCTGCCGCCATCAAGGCTGGCGCGCTGCCCGAGGCGGCGGACGATCTGATCCTTCGCGCCAAAGGCCAGTTTTCGCTGAATGAAGAAGGCGAAGCAGTCGCTGTCGACAAAGATGGCCAGGCCATCCTCGGCAAAGACGGCAAAACCCCACTGTCTCCTCTGGAGTGGGCTGAATCCTTGCGCGAAAGCGCACCTCATCTGTGGCCAAGGGCTTCAGGGACCAATGCCCCGGGCGGGGGTGGCGGTAATGCCGCATTGAAGCGCTCCGAAATGTCCTCCGTTCAGAAACGTGAATTCCTCACGAAGAACGGCCAGGACGCATACCTGAAACTGCCCAAATAACGGAGTAACACATGGCGACTACCATCAACTCGGACATGATCGTTTATAACGACCTTGCCCAAACCGCCTACCTGGAGCGCATCCAGGATGTCATCGATGTGTTCAACGGCTCGTCCGGCGGCGCAATCGTGCTGGATAACGAACTGATCGAAGGCGACCTGCGCAAGCGTGCTTTCTACAAGCTCGGCGGCGCGATCGCTCACCGTGATGTGAACTCGGTCGCGGCCGTTGTCGGCCAGAAGATCGGCGCCGGCGAAGTGGTCGGCGTTAAGGTGCCGTTCAAATATGGCCCTTACGAAACCACCGAAGAAGCGTTCAAGCGCCGCGCTCGCTCCCCGGAAGAGTTTTCCGAGCTGGTAGGTATGGATTACGCCGACGCAGTGCTGGAAGGCTACATCCAGTACGCCATGGCCGCCTTGAAGGCAGCTATCGGTGCGAACGCCAACATGGTCGCGGCTGCCAGCTTTGCTACTGACGGCAAGAAGGCGCTGACCAAGGGCATGCGTAAGTTCGGCGATCGCTTTGGCCGCATCGCGATGTGGACCATGGACTCGGCGACCTATTTCGACATGGTCGATCAGGCCATCACCGACAAGATCTACGAAGAAGCAGGCGTCGTGATTTACGGTGGCCAGCCAGGCACCATGGGCAAGCCGGTGCTGGTGTCCGACACCATTCCAGCCGACACCATCTTCGGCTTGCAGGCGGGCGCGATCAAAATCACCGAGTCCCAAGCTCCGGGGTTCCGGTCTTACCCGATCAACAACCAGGAAAACTTGGCGATGGGCTTCCGCGCCGAGGGTACATTCAACCTGGACCTGCTCGGCTACAGCTGGGCTGACGCGGTTGGCGGCATCAACCCAAGCCTGGCCGCCATCGGCACCGGTGCCAACTGGACCAAGTACGCGACCAGCGACAAGGTCACTGCCGGCGTTCTGATCAATCTGACCTAACAGTCAGCCCCAAACACGGTGGTTCAGCGATGGGCCGCCTTGGAGGATTTCATGGAACTGACTTACTCTGCGCAGAGAACGGACTTTGATCCGGATACGCGCTACCGTAATCCCGAATACTTCGAGCGACCAGAGTCGGGTGTGACCAAGGTCACCGTGGTAGGCGAGTGGCCCTCAGTGGTTGATGCTTACAAGGCCGCCGAAGTCGAAGTGGTCGTGACCAGGGCATCAAAGGAAAAGAAATCAGCCAAGCCTGATACTAAGGAACTGGCAGGTGCCGGGCCTGAACGTTTGAGTGAAACGGAGTAACACATGCTCATCATTGAAGACGGCACCGGCAAGCCAGATGCTGAATCGTTCGCGACGGCCGAAAGCCTGGCGATGTACGCGGTCAAGTTCGGCCGCACCATCCCGGCAACCGAGCCAGAGCAGGAAGCACTGCTGCGCCGCGCTGCCGTCCAGATGATGGCTTTGACCTGGAAGGGCAATAAGTCGAGCTCGGCCCAGGCATTGCCCTGGCCTCGCCGCGGCGCTCAGGTAGACGGCGAGATCCTTTCGCCGACCTACATTCCGGCACGCATCGAATACGGACAGATGGCGTTGGCAGTTGAGATCTACGCCGACGACATCGACCCTCCATCAAAACGAACCGGCGCAGTGATCCGAGAGCGCGTAGAAGGCGCGGTGGATGTGCAGTATGCAGAGGTCAGTAATAACAGCGGCTATCTGCTGCCCGCCGCACCGGATCGCCCCAGCGCGACCCAGTTCGCCGACTACCTTGCCCGACGAGGGCTGTTCGCCATAAGGGCCTGAGCATGAGCGCTTTCTACGACCGCATGGCCGCCACCGCTTTGCGGTTGATTGAGCGATTTGGCCAGGCCGCAACGCTTTCCGATACGCCCGAACCAGACCCTGATGACTACGACCCAGTGACCGGCACGGGCCCCGTCATTGTGCCTGTCACTCAGTCTGGCCAAGTGATCCTGCTGGACTACACAGTGCAGGAGGCCGGCATCATTAACGCTGCCGGCTCGCTGGTTCAGCAGGGCGACAAGAAGATCATGCTCGCTGCCAAAGGGCTTGCCTGGCCGCCAACGATGACGACCACCATCCTTGTCGACGGCCTGACCTGGACGATCGTCAATATCAAATCCACCAATCCAGCCAGCACGCCGCTGGTCTATGAGCTTCACGGGAGGCGCTGATGAGCTTTGCAGACGACATCAAGCGATTCGCCGCCAAGACCTCGAAGGCGCATGACGAAATCACTCGCGGCACGACCATTGCTCTATTCAATGCGGTGATCAATGACACCCCGGTCGACACCGGGCGCGCTCGCGGCAACTGGCAAACCACAGTAGGGCAGCCGGCCACCAATCAAATTGAAAGGGATGGCGCTTCAGCCTCGATCGCGGAAGCGATAACCAATACTCCCATGGGGGCGGGCCAGGAGACGATGCTGGCAAACAACCTCCCATACATCGTAGACCTTGAAAACGGGACGTCGAAGCAGGCGCCTCAAGGCATGGTCCATCGCAACGTTGACCGTTTCCAGAGGCTGATTGACGAGCAGGCCAGGAAGAACCGCGTATGAGCGAGACCAAAATCAACGGCGCGCTGGTTGCTGCCTATCTGGCGAGCAATCTTTACCCAGCAACTAAGACAGCCTGGGAAGGGAAAGCCTTCACGCCGGTAACCGGCCAAGCCTGGGCTCGACTCACGGATATGCCAACCGGTCGCGAGCCGGCGGCGTTCGGTGGTGTCAACCCAGTTGAGCGCAGTGGTTACCTGCAGATCGATATCTACCACCCGAACAACATCGGTACCGGTCCAATCCTCGCCGACGCCGACAAGGCGCTGAGCTTCTACGCACCCGGGCTCGGCCTCGAATACCAAGGTCAGCGTGTGCACATCCGCAAGGCGGAGCGCTCGAAGATCACGCCCGAGGCTGTCTGGACTGGCGTGAGCATCCTCGTTTATTACACGGCCTGGATCTTCCCGACCGCCTGAGCCAACCCGAGCAATACCCGAACCCCGCCCATTGAGCGGGTTTTTTCGTTTCAGGAGATCCCTAAATGGGCAAGTTAGCCAACGGCTCGGCCGTTCAAGCGTATTACGTCGAAGAGGTTGCGGGAGAGATCCCGGCCACTCCGGCATGGAAACCGATCCGCTTCGTCAGCGAAGGACTGACGCCGAACATCAACCAGATCGATACGGCCGAGATGAACCAAACCCGCCAGCGACCACCAAGCCGTGGCGGCACCTACAGCGTGGCCGGCGACATCGCCGTCGAGCTGTCGTTCTCCAGCTTCGACGACCTGATCCAGGCGGCGATGCAGGGCACCTGGACGGCCAACGTCCTGAAGATCGGCAAGGTTGAGCGCTCGTTCGCCATTATGGAGCGCCACACTGACATCGATGTCGATTACGTGTACCGCGGCTGCCGCGTCAGCACCATGGCGATCAGTTCGCCGCTGAATGCTCCGGTTGGCGTCACGTTCAGCATGATGGGTACTAAGGCGCAGAAGTTCACCGTGCCGGTTGGGTCGACCTACCTGCCTGCTACTGCAACCGACATCATGATCACCACCAACTTGGTGTTGAAAGAAGGCGGAGTCGATGTGGCCTACGCCACCGAATGGAGCGTTAACCTCGATAACGGCATGGAAGCGTTGTTCGCTCTGGGCAGTCGGGAGGCTTTCGACATCTCCAACGGTGTCGCGGTGGTCACCGGCTCCATGAGCGCCTACCTCGTCGATGAGGTGTTGTGGGACAAGGTTCTCGATGAGACCTCGACCTCGCACTCCATCGAACTCAAGGAAGGCGCCGACAGCTACACGATCGATCTGCCGAAGGTCCGATATACCCAGGGCCAGAAGCAAGTCAGCGGCCCTGGTGCAGTGATCCCGCAATACACCGTTAGCGCCGGCTACGACGCAACGCTGGCCACCACCATGATGATCACGCGCACCGGCGTGTAATCCAATCCTCACTCCAAGCCCGCCACTGAGCGGGCTTTCTGTTTTCTGGAGCTAATACCGAATGACCACTAAAGCCGAAAAAGTCGCCGCACCTGTCAAGGCATTCGCTCTGTCCGACTTCTTTACCTTGGGCGCGCTGGAGAAGGGCAAGAAGCTGCCGCTGACCCTGCCGGACGGTACCGAAACCGAATATCACCTGATGGTGCTGGGTGCCGATGCGCCGGCGGCGCGCAAGGCTCTGCTGGAAGCGACCCGCATCCTGCGCGATGAGGGCAAGGAAGGCATGTCGGTCGAAGAAGAAACCGAGATCGCTCAGCGTGCCAATCTGCACTATCGCTCCGCGTTGGCGTTTGACTGGTCGCTGCCCGTGCCGTACTCGAAAGAAGCCATCGCCGAGCTGCTGCTCAACAACCCTGGCCTGTCGAATGATGTTGAGCGCCTGGCGAGCGACCGCGCCCGTTTTTTCGCTCCAGAGTTGAAAGCCTCCTAAGCCACTGGGAAGGGGAGGCCAGGCTCAACAGACCGGTCAAAGGATCGGCTGCCACCACCCGCGATCACCTGACGCGGGTATGGGAGATGACCAAGCACAAGCCTCGGGAGCTGGATATTCCGGCAATGCCCGAGGGTATGGGCTATCTGGCCGGCCTCTTCTGGGAGCTCAAGCGCACCAGCGATCCGTTGACCTGGCAGGAAATGGACGCCTGGACGCGGATGATGGATCGGCAGATCGAGCCGGAAGAGGCCCGGGTGCTGATGAGGATGGACGGCATTCATTGTCGGGTGATGAATGAGGCATGAGCCCCGCGCGCTGGGCTTTTTGCATTAGGGGTAAAGCACCCAGCGCCGCTCGGGCGGACACTGGATGCTAGATTGCAAACTTTTGGGCGTAGTCAAAAACGTGCTGGAGAGTAGCTTCATCGTATTCGTCAGGGCTGACGGATATGAAGTTTTCCACCGACTCGCCTAGCCCTGCGAGTGTATTTCTATTTTCTGGAGAAATGTCTTTGTCCCACGGGAGGTGCTTGAGTAGGGCCTTATGGACAGCATCGAGCGGCCATAAAGCTAAAACGCTAACTACTGCAACTCGCACACGTATATACGCATTGGGGTCATCCGCTGAACACTCCAGCGCTCTGTTCAGTTCCATGGTCAGGTCATTCTGGCTGGGCGCCATATCAAGTCCTTATGATTTAGTGGTGGGGGGTTAGCGAGCACTGGTGACGCTTTAAAAAAGCCCAGGCTGATGCTGGGCTACACTTGGATCGCGGCAGACTGCGGATCAAGAATCTCGAGCAGCATCTGGTCGTGCTCCGCGCGCGTTGCTCTGTAGAACATGCACCGATCCAGAAGGATCCTTTTCATGCTCCGGGCCGAGGCGAGATGCCTGGGCTCGACTGAGATCGTGGCGGTCTTGCCACTTCGTGTCTCGGTCACTTCTAAATGGTATCGCCCAATCAAGCCGTCATCCCGCTTGGTGACTCCAAGGCATTTGAAGGTGTGTGAGAGTTCTGGCACGGCGCTCTCCATTGGCTATAGCTTGTTCAGAAGGTCGGCGAAGGCCCAAAGCAAGGTGCCTACTGAGGCAACGAAAAATTCATGCCTTTGAACTTTCCTGGAGATGCTGCTGCGTATCACGTCGGCTGCATGGGTCAGGCGGCGTCTATGTTCCTTTTCAGATATTTCCTGAATCTGCTGAGCTTTGGTTTCTGAGCAAATTCCGTATAAGTGAGGCAGTCTTTTTACCTGCATTAATACGACTTCGGCAGTGACACCATCTACAAGACCTATGACCTTGTTGATGTACCTATCAAGCGCTCCAGTGACCTGGAACATCATCGCTAGACAAACCAAAAAGGCGCCGAACCTAGCGAGCCACGTCCAATCGTCAAGCCGGATGCTGAGCCAAGTCCCGATTGCCAGCACGACTACCATCAGTAGGTAGCCGGCCACCACATAGTGGGTAGGAATGTGAAATGACTTGTTCGCTACTTCATCGACGGGATTCATGCGTTTACTATCAACCTTTGCATCCGAGCTAGTGGGGCTTGGGTGTTATCGCTCGTAACTCTTAACGATGTTTCCATGTTCGTCGGCAGTTATTGCGTGCTCGCCAGTTTTTTCGTCGTACAAGCGTTCCACCCTTCTGATCCCTTCTTCAGCGGTGGATAGCAGATATCTGAGTTGGCTCAAGGCGAGCACGATGCTCTGGTCTGCCGACTCAATCGAGTTCTCTTTCGCCCATGCTTCGTACGCCTCCTGGTCAAGAATGGCTTGGTCGTGTGAATACGACTCCTCAAGCCGAGCGATGATTTCCGCATTGAGGCTCCGCTTTGCGTGTTTGGCGGATGACTCAAGCATTTCACGAAGCTCTACCGGCATTCTCAGTGAGTAGGGGGGCAGAACGTGACGATCAGACATGGGCAGCTCAATGTATAGGGATGGTTTTGATTGTGGATGTGGATTCACAAAGATTCAAGAATCCACTTGACGTCAAAATAGAGTGACTGCATTATGAATCCACATCAGCGCAGGAGCGAAATCATGCAAGACAAGCTAAGGGCTTCACCATTCCCTCTGCGGTTGGCAGATAGAGTGAAAGAAGAGGTCAAGGGCGAGGCGAGCAAAAATCGCCGCAGTCTGAACGCTGAGATCGGTCTTCTTATCGAGGAGGGACTGAAATGGCGGGAAATGCGGAGCAGCAGACAGGTTCAGGCCTAAAACGAAGAAGCCCCGGCGTGCAGGCCAGGGCTTCAGATGTGAACACTTTGGAGAAGGATCACGAAATGAATAGTACCACAGTGGTTGATATGCGCCAGTTTGTTGCGGTCCGGGATGGCCTGCTTTTCACCACCTCGCAGAATGTCGCCGATGCCTTCGGAAAGTTACATAAAGACGTTCTTCGCAAGATTGACAGCCTGGAGTGCTCGTCCGAATTCACTGAGCGCAATTTTACGCTCAGTGGCTACATCGATGGATCTGGGCGCCGCCTCCCTCAGTGGGACATGACCAAGGACGGCTTCATGTTCCTAGTCATGGGCTTCACTGGAAAAAAGGCTGCAGCTATCAAGGAAGGCTATATCGCCGCCTTCAACGATATGGCAATGCTGCTGGGTAAAAGCGCTCAAGGCATCGTGGGTGAAGTGGTCGCGAACGCGCTCGGCAAAGAAGGAGCGCTCATCTTGAGCAATGTAATGCGCTGCCGGGTCGCCAAGCTAGGTTCGGATCATCAGCGTAGCGCTACAGCCAAGTTGGCATCGGCGCTCCACGCACGATTCAATGTTCCGCGCATCGAACTGATCCCCGCCGACCAAATGGACTCGGCTTGCAACTTCATCGCTGCCTACGCGATTGAAGGCGAGTACCTGGGCAAAGAAACAAAACATCAGCCGAACCTGAGCTTTCCCATTGAAGCGCTGACCGCTCGCCGCGAAAGCATGATGACGATCCGCAACGGCGAGCAGGCCTGGCTTGATGTGACGCTACACGATCTGCGTGACATTCGCGGCGATGAAACCCCTTGTGAAAAGCTTCTGGGTGAGCTGACAAAGGCGGGCCATGACATTGAAGGTTGCTGGTGGGAGCTTCGCACCTATCGCAACAAAGTTCGTGAGCTTGTCAGTTTTGCTACGGGTATGAATCGGGTCATTGAAGATCCTCACCGGTACGCCGTTAAGCCGAGGAATGCAGCATGAATGCGCTGATGACCGTTCCATTTCATGGAGTACAGCTCTATCTGGTTGAGCATGACGGGCAGCCGTTCGTTCCGATGCGCCCATTGGTTGAAGGTATTGGGCTCGACTGGAAAAGCCAGCATGCGAAGCTATCAGCGAATCAGCGCCGCTGGGGGATGGTGAACATCACCACGCCTTCGGCGGGTGGCGCGCAAGAGTCGTCTTGTATCCCGCTTCGAAAGCTACCCGGTTGGCTGTCCAAGCTTGAGCCTAACAAGGTCAAAAAGCCGGAAGTGCGGCAGAAAGTCGAAGAGTTCCAAGACGAATGCGATGACGCCCTCTGGCAGTACTGGAACGACGGTCACGCTGTAAACCCACGATCTCAACAGCCAGCGGCAAACGATTCCGCCGTCGAGTTCGGCAAGCTTGCGCTGGCGCATCTGCCAAACCTCGGTGATACCAGCAAGCAGGCTCTGCTGAGTCATATCAGCGAGCTGGCATTTGGTCAGCGCTTGATTCCACTACCCAAAGTGGAGGAAAGCCTCAAGTTGGCTGGCGAGGTCGGCGAGCTGTTGGGCGTAAGCGCCCAGAAGATCGGACGCCTGGCGAATCATCATGGAATGAAAACGGATCAGTACGGAGAGATCCGGCTTGATAAGTCGAAGTACAGCGACCGACAGTGCGAGACTTTCTTTTATAACTCTGCCGCAGTTGAGCGTTTCAGGGAAATCCTGAAGCCCGAGTAACGGCCGGCCCAAGAGCGTCACCTAATTGCAAAACCATTACCTCGCCTTGGCGGGGTTTTGGTCGTTCCTCCTGATGGTGGTAGATTGCCGCTGTCTAAAGGGAGGATGTGAAATGGAATACCTGATTATTTGGCTCGCAATTGCCGGCGCGTGTGCATATTTCGCAAATCAGAAGGGTAGAAGCGCTTTAGGGTGGTTTGTGATCGGCTTCCTCCTTTCCTTCATCGCCCTGATTATCCTATGGGTGCTCCCACCTGTTGGATTTGATGACGCCAAGAGCCAAGAGATCGCTCGCAAGTTTGGCGTATCGTCGCTATACAGAAAATGCCCGGAGTGCGCAGAGCTCGTTCAGCGAGAGGCAATTAAATGCAAGCACTGCCAGGCCGTTCTGCCAGCAATTAGCGCGTGACCACATAGAACAAATAGAACCCGCCTCGGCGGGTTTTTTATTACCCGTAGGCCGGCCAAGCGCCGGCTTTTTTACGCCTGGAGAAAGGCATGACTGAGACAGCACGCCTTGTTATCGCCGTAGACAGCACGCAGGCAAGGTCGGCAACGGCTGAGCTGAGCAATCTTGAGCGTTCATCGAAAAATACAGAGTCCGCGGTGTTGCGGCTTGCCTCTAGCGGCGGACTGGCAGTAACCCAGCTCAGCAAGGTCCAAGAAGTAGGGCGAAGCGCAGCCAATAGCGTCTCAGGTTTGGGTGAAGCACTGAAGGCAACTGCGGGCTTACTAGGTGCAGCGTTCAGCGTGAGGGAAGTGGCTGCTGCCGCTGATGAGTACGCGAACCTGACTAACCGACTGCGATTAGTGACCGAAGGGGCGGTACAGCTAGCTGCTGCTCAGGATGCCGTGTTCAGCGCTGCTCAAGCGTCGCGTCAATCTCTGGAAACCACGGCATCCGTTTTTCAACGTGTTGCCCAGAACGGCAAGCAGTTGGGATTGAGCTTTGCTGACGTAGCAAGCATTACCGAAACCATTGCGAAGTCTGTTGCTCTCAGTGGCGCAAGTGCTCAGGCGGCAGAGGCAGCTCTGACGCAATTCGGTCAGGCGCTCGCATCAGGCGCGCTTCGCGGCGATGAACTGAACTCCATCATGGAGCAGACGCCAGCTCTCGCTCAAACCATTGCTCGCGGACTGGGAGTATCTGTCGGCCAGTTGCGCGCCATGGGTGCCGAAGGGGAGCTTACTTCAGAGAAGCTCATCAAAGCTCTGACCGGTCAAAAAGCAGCGGTAGATGAGCTGGCTACGACAATGCAGGTGACTGGTAGCCAAGCGCTGACGGCGTTCGGCAACTCGCTTACTCAAGCCATTGGAAAGCTGGATGAGGCCGCAGGGGCTAGCAACAAGTTTGCTGGCGCCATTCTTTCAATGTCGCGCGCCCTGGATGGATTCAGCTCCGGCGAGTTCTCAGATTTCTTTCGCGACAACAAGGAAACGGTAGCAGGACTAAATAGCGAAATCGGTACCACGCTATCCCGTATGCGTGATCTGAACACTGCTCGTGCCAAGCTGAACCCAAACGACGCCGGCGATACTGTTCTCTTCAACTTCAAGTTCTACAATCGCGACGAGCTAGACCGTGAGATCGCAGGGCTCAGTAAACGGGCCGATGAAGCCCGCTCCACCATTGAAAAGATGAAGAAGGATGCCGCCGGTGTCAGCGGGCAATCCCCGAAAGGCGACGCTGCTGGGGCTAGCGCTGTAAACGAGGCGTACGAAAAACAGCTTAAAAGCCTTCAAAAAATGGCTGCCCTTCAGGGCGATAACACTGAAGTGGCCAAGACTCGCTATGCAATCGAGCATGGCGAACTCGGTAAGCTGCTTCCGGCGCAGGAAGAATTACTGCTCAAGTACGCTAGAGAGAAGGATGCCAAGGCAGCCTCCGAGGCAGCAGTAAAAAAATACGGATCGGCAGCAGAGAAGGCGGCCAATCAGGAGAAGAAAGCTCTCGATTCCCTACTCGCGCAATCCGCCATATCGACAAACTCTACCAACGCCATGGCTGACGCCTACCTGGCCGGCGCCGACAACGTCCGCGAATTGACGATCCAGCAGAAGATCGAAGAGGAGCTGCTCAAGACTGGTGCCGGTGCGCGGGATGCAGTAACTGCCGCAGTCAATCGCGAAGCCGACGCCAAAGATCGCCTGGACATCGATCAGTCCATTGCCAGCATGCGCATCGAAACCACGCAGACCCTGGCTCAAGCTACAGCCACGCTGCAGGGCAAGACCGCGCTCGAAGCTTTCAACATTCAGAAGTCGATGACTGTTGCACTGGCCGGCAAAAACATCGAGTACGGCAGCGAGGAATATCAGCTTCTGCTCGACCAGACCAAGGCCCAGCTTGACGCCAATAAGGCGCTAGAGCAGGCCGGTCAGGTTGAGGGCATCGTTGATCGCCTGAACCCTCAGATCAAGCTGTTGAAGGATTACACGGCGGAGCAGGATGCACTCAACGCGGCTATTGCTCGCTACCCTGAGAATGCAGCGCTCTATCAAGACGCCCTGGCCAAGCTCGGCCGGGAATACGAAGTCAACCAAAGCAAGGCCACGATCTGGGGGCAGCTCACCGAAGGCGCGATTGATCGCATCGACGGCGTGTTTGCTGATGCCTGGGCGAACATCGGCAGCGGCGCAAACAATCTGTGGGACAGCTTGGTCAAGGGTGCGAAACAGGCCTTTGGCGAGATCGCTCACATGCTCACCACCAAGCCGTTGCTGGCCTCGATCAGCAACTGGCTGACCGGTACCGATAACGGCCAGGGTTTGTCGTCGGTGTGGGGCAAGTTGCTGGGCGGCGCGACCGGCCAGCAGGGCGGAAGCGGCGGCATGTCCGGTATGGGCAGCAACCTGGTCTCGATGGGTAAGAGCATCTACCAGGCGTACAGCGCGATCACTGGTGTCGGCGCCGAGGTCGTGTCGGGTTATGCCTCGGGTGGCGTCTCCGGAGCTATTCAGGGTGGTGCCAGCTACTACGGCAACATGCTCTCCAATATCAGCAGCACGCTGTCGAATGGCTTCACCAGTCTGGTTTCGACGTTTACTGGTGCGACCGCCGTTCAGACCGCTGCAATCATCGGCGCTGAGGGCGTCACTAGCGCGGCGCTGACTGGCGCGGTAACAGAAGGTGCCGCCGCCGTTGGCGCGCAGTTCACTACTGGCGTGGCCACGACCTCGGCGGCGACCTATGCCGCGGCTGAGGCGGGCGCAGCGGCCACTGCCGCCTCCCTTGGTGGGCAGATCAGTGCTGCCGTGTCTTCAATGGCAGCCATGTGGCCACTCGCGGTCGTTATGGGCATGTACCAATCCGGCAAGCTGTATGACTCAGGCGTGCGCCCTGACGCAGGAGAGATCATGGACAGCGGCGGCAAGACAGCCCTCGGCAAGGTCGCCATGGCACCAGGTGCGGCGATGTCGGGTTTCTTCGAGGCGCAAGACAAGGCGCTGAGCAAGGTGGTTGGCGGCAAATGGGCGGCCATTCTCAGCGGCTCGACCCTGCACCAGGCCGTCACAAAGTATGTGGGGGAAAAGCTGTTCGGCGGTTCATGGCAGACCAAGAATTCGGGTATCACCCTGGGTGTAGAGAACGGCCAGCTTGAGGGTCAGCAGTTCATCGACCAGAAGAAAAAAGGCGGACTGTTCTCCAGCAGCAAGAAGCGCACCCGGTATAGCGCACTGGACGCGCAGACTGCTGAGTCCCTGTCTGCTGTCTACGATGCCACCGAGCAAGGCGTTATCGCTTTGGTGTCAAGGATCGGCATTTCTGCAAACGAAGGTACGTTTGACGGTCTGAACATCGCCCAAAGCAAGCTGTCGACCAAAGGCAAGACCGGCGAGGAAGTTCAAAAACTCGTCAGCGATTGGTTCAGTTCCGCATCGGATCAGATGGTCGGCTTCCTCGACGGCGGTACCGGCGGGTTCGGCTACTCCTTCGCGGAGCTGGCGCAGCGCATTGCCAGCTTCGAGACCTTCAACGGCACGCTGGACACGCTGAACATTGCGGTCCTGGGTCTCAGTCCGCACAGCATGGAGCTGGCGAACTCGCTGATTGCGGCGGCTGGCGGGATGGAGGCATTCCAGACTGCGACCAACACTTACTACGACAACTTCTTCAGTGAGGCGGAGAAGGCTGACGACACCCTGTCGGCGATCACCAAGCAGTTTGCCGGGATGGGGGTGACCCTTCCTGGCACGCGCGATGCGTACCGGGGTATGGTCGAAGCCTTGGACATGACGACCGCCTCTGGTCAATCAATGTTCATGACGCTTACCGGCCTGGCCGGCAATGCAGCGCAGGCGTATTCGATCCTCGAGCAGCGGGCAGGTGCCGCGGCCGAGGCTACCGCTGCTGCAGCCGCTGCGGCAAAGGAACTCGCTGACGCGCTGAAAGAAGCGCTGATGGGCTCCGTCTCCAGCGCCATGAGCGCCGTCCAACGAGCCGTCTCCGCCGAAAAGGATGCGTCGACCAAGGCGTACAACGCACGGATCACGTCGCTCAACGACATGGTCAGCACGGCAACCGAAAACGTCAGCGGCTTGACGGCAGTGGGCAACGATCTGAGCGCGGCACTCAAGGCACTCCGCGGCGACTCGGATGACGCCGTGAAGATGCTGCGCGCTCAGGCTCAGGCCACGTTGCAATCAGCATTGGCTACGGCGAAGGCGGGTGGCTCGCTGTCGGGTGTCACCGGTCTGGAGGATGCGCTCGACACCGTCAGCAATAACAACACTGACCTGTACGGCTCCCTGGAGGACTTCGCGCGGGATCAGGGTCGCACAGCCAATGTCGTGGCGGAGCTGAACGGTATCAATGGCAAGCAGCTCACCACGGCCGAGAAGTCGCTGGAAGGGCTTGAGACACAAATCGAGCTGGCCAAGGCGGCTTATGACGCTCAGATGGCGCAGTTCGATCAGCAACTGGCTTTCGCCCAGGCGCAGATGGATGCGCTCAACGGCATCGACTCATCAGTCATTAGTGTATCGGCAGCTATCTCGGCGATGAATGCCTCGGTTGTGGCAGCGCTGTCGGCTATCTCTGGCCCGGCAACGGGCGCCACCTCGACCAACAATGAAACCCTAGTCGAGTCGCTTTACAACTCGGTACTGGGTCGAAAATCAGAGGCGGAAGGAAAAGCTAACTGGGTCGCTTGGCTAAAATCTGGCGCGGTGACCTATGACCAGCTTTTTGCGGGCTTTACTGGCTCGGACGAGTACAAGCAGAAAAAGGCGGCCGGTGTGCCGGGCTTCGCTGCCGGTGGCAACTTCGGCGGCGGCCTGCGGCTGGTCGGTGAGCGCGGCCCGGAACTGGAAGTCACAGGCCCGAGCCGGATCTACAACGCCAACCAGACGGCGGCGATGCTCAGCGGTGGTAGCAACAACGCCAGCGTAGTGGCTGAGCTGCGCGCAGTCCGGGCCGAACTGGAAAGCATCAAGGCCAACACTCAGGCCAGCGCACAAAGCGGAGGAAAACTGGTGCGGACCATTGACCGAGTAACCGACGGCGGCAACGCCATGCTCACCCAGGAGCTTGCATGAAGATTATCAAGCCGCACCTCATCACGGATTCGATGCTGGTGAGTTCGTCGGTGGCGGAAAATGACTACCCGGCCTGGGTGTCTGGAACGACCTATGCGCTCGGCGCGAGAGTAATTCGCACCAGTGTGCACAAGGTGTTTGAAAGGCTGGTGGCAGGGGCGGGAACAGTCGCTCCAGAGCTTGATACGACCAGCCCGGCCGTCTGGCTGGATGTAGGGCCGACGAAGAAGTGGGCGCCGTTCGATAACGTGGTAGGGACGCTCGCAACAGGCGCCTCACCGCTGAATTACACCCTGCGCACCGGATTTACCGACAGCCTGGCCTTGTTCGAGCTGTCGGGCCGCTATGTCGATCTGGTGATGAAGGACGGGGCAGGCGGCATGGTCGTCTACCAAAAGAGGGTCGACCTCGAAGTTACTGACATCGAGACGATCTTCGACTGGTTCTTCACGGAGCTGGATCTGCGTACCGACATTGTCATCACCGATCTCCCGGGGCAGTACGCCAGCGCAGAGCTGTCGATCACGCTGACGACCACCAGCGGCACCGCCTCTGTTGGTGTGATCAAACCCGGGCTGATCAGTGACCTGGGTGAAACGCAGTACGGGGCCAAGGTCGGCATCGACGACTACAGCCGCAAGGAGCGGGACGCCTTTGGTAATACGGTCATTACCGAGCGCGCTTACAGCAAGCGCGGCAGCTTCACGATGATGACCACGCTAGGTACCTTTAATCGCATCTACCGAACTCTGGCCGCACTCAGGGCCACGCCCTGCGTGTACATCGGGACGGAAGAGGCCGGGTACGAGCCACTGCTGATCTACGGCTTCTTCACCAGTTTCAACATCGACATCACCTACCCGAATTACCACCTCTGCTCGCTTGATATCGAGGGCCTTATCTAATGGCAGTCACACCACTCCCGTTTCTTGATCGAACGGCGACGACCTTCAAGACCGACACGGACACCTTCTTTGGCTCGCTATTGCCGACGTTTTCCGTCCAGGTCAATCAGGTTGCAGTGGCAGCAGATACCAGCGCGACCAATGCGGCCAGCAGTGCCACGGCGGCAGCGGGTTCTGCCACTGCGGCGAACTCTTCAAAGAACGCAGCAGCCACCAGCGCGACCAATGCTGCGACAAGCGCGTCAGGTGCCGCTACCAGCGCGACCAATTCGGCCAACAGTGCCACGGCGTCAGCGGGTTCTGCCACAGCCGCGAACACGTCAAAGAACGCAGCAGCTACCAGCGCGACCAATGCGGCCACTTCCGCTACTCAGGCCGCGGCGGCAGCGGCCGGTATTGCCGATGGGCCGGTTACCAGCGTCAACGGAAAAACCGGAGTTGTGGCGCTGGTCAAGGCGGATATTAGCCTTAGCCTCGTGGACAACGTGTCCGTGATGGCGGCGGGGATTGGCAAAGCGCCCTTAATCTCTGATAACCCCAACATGGATAATGTCCTGTTAACTAACGGCTGGTATTCTTGGGGCCCTAGTTCACTTGGGACTAAGCCGCCAGGGCAAGTTCGGGGGATTGTCCTGATCTCTGGCCGCGCCTTTCAAACAGATTCTCGTTGCACTCAACTGTGGTTTACGGAAGACGAAACCCGCGCTTTCATTCGCAGAAGCAACGCCGGTACCTGGAGCGACTGGATTGAGATTACCCTACCGGCACTGACCGGAAATGCTCGCAAGCCTCTGACTCCCGGCGATGCCGCTACCGCAGCAAGTTGGAGCGACACGCTCAGTATTTCCAAATACATCGACAAGCTGCTCTTTTACGGAACTAGCGCTGCATCTTTTGCGCTGGATATTTCGAGAGCAACTGTATTCGATATAACGCTTTCCGTTAACACGACATTTACCCTATCAAACATGCCTTCCCTGTCCGGGGAGAGTTTGACCTTGGTTATCAGGGTTCGGCAGGCCGCCGCCCCGAAAACAATTGCATGGTTTGCAGGCATCACCTGGCTAACGTATGGCGGCGTGGTTCCGCCGACGCCGGGTGCCAACCAAATAATCGAATACGTGCTGAGTACCACAGGCACCGGCGCAACTTGGGTGGGCCGCGTGGGGGCTTCGACATGATGATGGGTAAAGCGCTCTTAGGGGCCAGTCCGCAAATCCCGATTGTCCCCGGCACGCCATATGGTGGGGGCTTCTACGTTGGGCGGATGCTGGTGGACGCTCAGAAATATGCCTTGATTGTTGCCCCCAAGGCCAGCGGGCAAACCACCTTGCAGTGGAAAGCGACTAACACCACGACCGTGAACTCTGCCAGTGCTTGGGATGGTTTCAGTAATACGGCCGCCATGGTTGCCGATGCCGTTAATCATGCCGCCGCTCAATGGTGCACAGCGCTTTCGATTGGTGGATTTGCTGATTGGTTTTTGCCAGCAACAGAACAACTTGAACTCTGTTATCGCAATTTAAAGCCTCGCACAAACAGCAACGACACGGCGACGCTTTCAGGCTTCAACGGTAACTCTGATCCACAGGGCACTACATATACAGCCTCGGACCCAGCGCAAACGCCTTCAGATGCGTTTCGATACGTGACGGAAACTAACGTGCATGGGCCTGAAGAGTTTGATGTTACTGCGGCGTATTGGACTTCGACTAATTCAAGTGCTGCGAGTTCTTATACCAAAGAGTTTTTAGCCGGTGCGCGAGCCGATGCTACTAAGGTCAGCAGTCTTTTAGTCCGTGCCTGTCGAATGATTAAAATAGGATAACTTCATGAAATTGGTACTGACAGAAACTCGGAAAGTCATTAGTCCTAACGAACTGCGCGCGACTTATCCTGAAGTGTCGTTTCCACCCGACAGCGACATGAACAATGAGATGTTGCAGGATTATGGTGCGGCGGTGCTCAAAGAAGATCCGCGCCCGGAACTGCAACTACTCGAAGGCCTGGAATACGGTGATATCCGCGAACAGGATGGCCGCTGGTTCCGCGCATGGGTGGTGATCCCGGCGGATCCCGCCCAAGTGGCCGAGGCGGTTAGGTCGACTTTCGAGCAAGCGATTCAGAGCCATCTGAATGCTGGCGCTGTGGCCGCAGGCTACGACGATGTCAGCACGGTCGTGAGTTACGCGGAAGAGCCGGCAGTGCCGAAATTCCAGAATGATGGCATCGCTTTTCGCAAATGGCGCTCACTGGTCTGGGCCTATGCCTACGAGCAACTGGATGCGGTGAAGTCGGGCGAGCGCGAACAGCCTACGGTGGATGAATTTCTGCTTGAGCTGCCGGCGCTGGAATTACCAACATGAGCCGCTTCGTCACCACCCTGAAAACTGAGCAGACCGACCGGCGCACCTACACGCTTCTCGATGATCTGGTGCTGGCTGATGATGACGAGCGCACGATCATTGTGCCGACCGGTTTCATCACCGACTTTGCCAGCATCAAGGTACTGCACAACGTCTTCCTGTTCGTGCTGTTTGCTCTGGTGTCCGGTTATGGCAACTACGCCGCGACCGTGCATGACTGGCTGTACTTCGGCGGGCAGGTGAGCCGCAAGTAGGCGGACGCGGTGCTGTACCGGGCGCTGAGGGCGGAAGGTGTAGCGCGATGGCGGGCCTGGTTGTTCTGGGCTGGCGTCAGGATAGGCGGCGCCAAGCAGTACACGACAACCCCGACCCGTTCGGGGTTTTCTTCGTCTGGAGATTGAAAAGACGAAGCCCCGGTGAGCTGTAATCACCAGGGCTTCTGTTTTTCAGATGGGGAACATCGAAAACTTGCTGCAATGCTATCAGCGGGAATAGAAAAGCAAAACCCCGGAGCTTCTCGGCCACCGGGGTTTCTATTTTCCCTCGCACCCTTTAATACGGGGGGAACGTGGCGCGAATCCTAGCTCAGATAATTGAGCTGGGACAAGGAGTGACTTGGCGATATCACATCGCCATACTACTCACTGGAAAAGCTGTCAAAACTCAAGGAGTGAGGATGCATCGATCTATTGTCATCGTACTTTCTGTGCTGCTGTTGGCCGGGTTTGTGTTTGTCTGGTACGTTGCGCCCCCAGGTTTATTGCCCGTACCCGGATGGGCGCCCTATATATGACCTTTTAAAATTATCTCGAACGGAACCCGCCTTGAGCGGGCTTTTTTTTGCGTCTGCGCTGAACCTGGCTATGGAGCGGTTCCAGATCTGCTTCCTGGTATTCACAGGTAGTGGCTGAAGTATCGCGACCAGGTCAGCAACCGGAAGGAAGATGCCGAGCGCTCCCCAGATTTGGCGCCGCGCCCGATTCGTCCCGCTTAAACGATCCGCCACTGTATGCCCGCCATCGAACCGAATGAGAAGCTGATTTCAGTTCGCACCCAACTTAAATTTTATGTTGTTTGAAGGCCACTAAGACCATGACGGCGGAGGTGTGTAGCAGCCTGGCTGATTGGCCGGGGTCGCATCACAGCGGACGGTATAGCCCTTGTTGTTGAATTCCCTTCCGCCTTCACCGGTACCGCGCTCACTGTATGAGGAGCAGCCGTCGAGCAAAGCGGCAATCAAAAGAATTGTTGTGTACTTCATAAATGCCTCCATGCGTGGAGTGCACAGCTTAACCATTGATCCCGCCGAGTGCGGGCTTTTCGTCTGGAGAAAAGTATGCCGATCACCGCGCAGCAAATGCTGCAGATTCTTCCGAACGCCGGCGCCAAAGCCGGCGTTTTTGCGTCAATGGATGCCAGAGGCTCACAACGAGGGCGTCACTCGAAGCGCGCCTTCGGAATATCTCCGCGTTTGTTCTGCAGATAGATCGTGTATGGCAGCACGACCGTGTCGGCCACACCAGAAAGGGCAAAATCGAAAAGTATTAATGGCGCCGCAGGGTGGCCATCAAAGCCGACAGAATGACGGGGCTCTGCATCCAACGTGCAGTAATTCAGCGCGGCGCCGCTATAAATTCGTGGAATTGAGTCGCAATGTGAGTGCCATCGGGCGAGCTTGTTGCTCGCTACCATGTCATCTCTGAAGACAGTGTTGATCGTCCCGCAACCTGTCAACAAGGTCGAAATTAATAAAATGCTTGCGAATTTCATGTTTGGGCGTCCGTGCTTGAGTTGAAACGTGATGTTTAGGAAACATTGAAACATTTTGTCCGATCCCAAACGGATTGACCACATCTTCACCGAGCAGGGGAATGGCTGATACATGCCCTCACTGGCTCGATCTCTAAAAATCTACGCGCCGGCCAGTTGCCGGTTTTTTTTCGCCAGGAGAAAAGTGATGACTGCAACCGATAACGACCGAGACATCCTCGCGCGTACGCTATGGGGTGAGGCCCGCGGCGAAAGTTTGGCCGGCCAGATTGCCGTGGCTTGGACAATCCGCAACCGAGTGAACGATGGCAAGGCCAAATCATGGTGGGGCGAGGGTTACGTCGGCGTTTGCCAGAAACCGTACCAGTTCAGCTGCTGGAACAGGAACGACCCGAACTACGTTTACCTGAGTGGCGCGAAGCCGATCCCATTCCGCGAGTTCGCCCAAGCGCAGATCGCCGCTGACCAGGTTTTGGCCGGTAAGGTGTTAGATCCAACTGGTGGCGCTACCCACTATTTCGCGACCACCATGCCGAAGCCACCGGTCTGGGCGAAGGGTGCCAAGCAGACGCTAAAGCTTGGCCGTCACATCTTCTTCAAGGACGTACCATGAACCCCGCAGCGCTGAAGCTGGCGGTGGCCGGCGTGCTGGCGCTGTTGTTGCTGGCGGTGGGCGGGACGTGGAAGGTGCAGGACTGGCGCTACAGCGCCCTGTACAAAAAAGGCCCCGCTCTGGATTTCTCAGAGCAGGGCTTTCTACGTTTTGCGGATTAGTTAAGGTGAACGAGCTGGCAGCTTATTATTGCAGGCTAACGATTACTCATAACGCATCTTGCTCACCTTCCTGCTCATCCTCCCCGGCGCCATTCTCAGCAAACCATTCCAACGCATCTGCTCGCTCCAAGGTCATGCTCAGTTCGCACCCCGCCCCTTCAAGGAGGTCCATAGTGCCACCAGTGAGGGAATAGTACATGCTGCAATCAGCATCTCGAAATTTCACCCATAAAGCTTGGCCTTCTTGCAGTTTTCTCATCTTCCCGACAGGTAGGACAGTTATCGCCGACTTATAAGCCTTATTCAGCCGGGCATTCTGCTTGACTAACTCTTCATGACTGCAATCACTGAGCGAGGATGTGTTGCCTCCTGAGTTCTGAGTGCAAGTACTGTATTCAGGAGAATACTCACTTTTTGCAAAAGCGCAGGAGGAGGAGAGAATTGCAAGGAGAACTGGTGCGATAATGTAGTTGCGCATAAGAGATGGCTCCATCTTTGATATTGCGGCGGTCTTTAGAAGCAAAGGTTTAGATTGTTAGAGTACTTTGAATATCAGTTTATGGCTTAGGTCAAAAAATCTTGGGTCGATGGCTATGACTTTGGAATTGCGCTCGCCCATCTGCTGCCCTTTAGCCATGAAATAAGTACCCTCCATTTTCACTCTTTTACCATTCAGAGCTTTCAAAACCTCCAGTTCATTCCCGTCAACGCTAGAGATTTGTACTAGTCCGACTCCGTATTGTTCACCCCTAAGACTTTCCGATTCAAAGTACAGCCAGTCTTTCCAAGGTCCGACACCCGGCTTGATGTGTCCTATGAACCGTCCGTTCTCTCGCTTGTATTTCTCAAGACCCTGAATCGTATACCCAGGGGTTGCACCAATTACATAATCAATATTGGTAATTGGAACGTCTATCGCAACATCCTTTGCATACGCTATTGTTCTTTCAGAAACCGCATCGGCCTTAATAAATGCATTAGCAGTGCCGGCATTCTTGAGGGAGATGGCATATTGTGTAAGGTTCAATTTTTGCATAAACAATACATTCGGCTTGCCAGCAGTGCCGCCGGATATGCCACCGGTTTTGAAAAAATCATACAGCGTTTCGTCCAGACTATAACCAGCCTTTGCAAATGCTTTATTCATGTACTTGGCATAAACATAGGATTGCTCCGGGGTGGGGATTGCAAATTTTGGTACCCGGGCCATTTCACTCTTGAAATCGTCTTCGTAGTAGTCCTTGAAGGCGTTCACGATCCTTTGCGATGCGGCCATGTCCAAAGGGGCGGCGGGTTGAGCTGCCTGAGCGACGGCACACAGTGACAGCAGGCAGGACGATAAAAGCAATCGAAACATGAGGCATCCTTGAGAGAGTGCGGCTGGCAATTCTCCATGCGGCCAGTCCATGATTTCAGGACGCTTTCAATCAACCAAATTGGTGCTTGAATGCGTTAGGAGTCACCAGAGGATCGGCTAGGTGTCATAGATCTTTAGGTTTCAACCGCTCTGCGACTGCGCCGAGGCTGCTCGGGGGGATTCATTTTTGATTTGTAGCGGGGCCGCATTTCAAAAGTCGGAGCTGAAAAAGGTTAACGACTTCATAGGGGCTGAATCTTGCGGTCGCGCTCGAAAGCCGTTGGCGGCCGCGAACCTTTTTACAGGAAAGTGATAGTGTTCGGTCGGCAGAACGCCGGAGGAGGTGGGGGGACTACTGTACGAATATACAACGCTAAGTTATTGATTCTTATAGGGGCATGTAGCGGTTTTTCACCTATCTAAAAACACCTGTTTATCGTTGTGGATCAACAGCTTGCATAGGTTTCGGGGTCGCCTTGACATGGTGGGCGCCTAAACGCCCAACCAAAGGACTATGTTACTTCGAGGTATTGGCAACGTAGTACGAAATGTCTTCGCCGAGCTGAGCGAAGCTATCTACGTCATTTTCGAAATTCTTGACGTCACTCGCCCGATACTCAGCCAACCCCAGGATGATGGCGTCACGGAAATGATCCACGGCAATTGGAGTGCCGAGCTTTTTGAATGCTGACTTAAGAGCCTTGTGAAAACGCTGCTCGTCCAGTGCGTGACCTGTATGCCAGGTCTCCAGGGCGAGCCAAGGTTGCAGTGAGAGTTTCAGCTGCTCAATATCCATATCACTTCTCCAGAATAATCAGCCGAATACGGTCGGAAGCTCGTACCAATTTTTGTACCACTGACCGTGTAAAGCAGGTTAAAACCGGGTATTCCAAAGTAAGGAGGTGCCCGGTTTCATTGGCCCTGAGTACGTTGTCTTACCCCTTTAGAATCGCGGTGTAATTCTGTTCACAGTGCAAGGTCACTCCGGCGTCATCAACACCGCCAGCGTCAGCTTGATGAATTCTTCGTTCTTGTCGATGGTATCCAGGGCACCGCGGACGTTGTCGGCGACGTCAGCCGAACCGCGGACCTCGACCCAATTGGAAAGCTCCAGGATGGCGGCCTCAAGGGCGAGCTGGTTTTCGTTGATCTTGTACAGCAGGGAAGGGAGAAGGTCTGAATGTGGCAT